CAATTTCCATAGCTTGATCATATTCAGCTATTTTAATATAAAAATTTGACAAATTATAATAACTCCAATTTATTTCATCGTCAAAATTTCCATATTGTATAGCTTTTTTATATACATTTATTGCTTCATATTTATTTAAAGAATAATAAGATTGTGCTAAATAAAATAATGCACGAGAATTATTTTCGTCAACTTCTTTTAAATATTTTTCTATTAAATCAATATCTCTTTTAAATTTACCTTCCCAGTCTTTGTTTTCTTTTGGATATTCGTAAACAGTAATTTTGTCATCTAAAATTTGTTCAATGTTAAATTCTAAATATTCATGTGTATAAGGTCCATTAAATTTTATTTCTGGTAAATTTGGCCACATTCTATATTTATAGTACTCAATATCAGATTCCATTTTATTCAAAATAACAGCATTTACATTATCTTCGGCGTATATTCTTAATTTTAAGAAACAAGGATTTTTTAAAACTTCATCGGCATCCATCCATAAAATATATTTTCCTGTTGCTAATTTTAATGCTTCATTTTTAGTTTCAACAAAATTAACGAACTGCGTTCTTGCTACAGGCTTTTTTGTAAACTCTTCAATCAACTCGACAGTTCTATCTGTTGATCCAGTATCTAATATACAATATTCGTCAACTATAAACTTTACAGATTCTAGACAACGTATAATTGTAGACTCTTCATCTTTTACAATCATACATAAAGAAATCAAAGGTTGTTCTTGCATCATTTATCTTTAAATATATAAAATATATTTTTTTTATATGAATTTGGAGTTGTTTTGTTTATAATAAAATTTAAAAGTTCGGAAGGTATTATATTTCATCAAGGTTCTAATCCTTTAATTGTTTTTAATATTTTTGTGGAATTAGAAAATAAAAAATATTCATTAAATATTCAAAAACAATTATTAAATGATGATTTATTTTTAACAAATGATAACAATTTTCATGCATTTGAAACACATTTAAAAAATTATGTAAAACTTAATAAAAAATTGTTTGATTTTTGTTTAAATGAAATTGAAAAATATTCATTATTTTTTATAAAAAATGTTATTTTGGCAAAATGTAACATTTTTTCTAAATCGATAAAAATAAAAATCCCTTCTGAATAGAAGGGATTAAAGATTTTTTTTGTTTTTTTAATATTCGTTATTAGATACAACAGTTTGTATTTTCATTACCGCTCCAACAACTAAATCTTTAGCTTCATTTAAATCATCGATTACAGCTGAAGTTAAACCATAAAATGTATGATCAGAATGTAAATCAATTTCAGCGTCGCCTTTTGCTGTAAAAAATTCTTGTAATTCACTAATCTTTGTTTCTAATGTTAACAAAAGATCATTAATAGATGATGCCTTCATTTTTATTCCTTTTTATTTTTTATTTCCTTTTTATTTTTAAATAGTTGGCAAACCAATTCCGCCATCTATAGCTTTAAAATTATTTTCTTTTCCAACTGCTGGAATTTGTTGCAATTTATATATTAAAGTTTTTACTTTATTTTGAATAAACTCTAATTCATCGATTAGTTCGTTGAATAATTCATAGTCACTACTTTCACCTTTTTCTTCTATAAATGTTTCGTAATCTACAACTTTGCCATTTAAAATAAGTAATAAATCGTTTATTTTTTTAACTATACCAGTATTACTATCTGTTATTAATGTTATATCTACAGACATGTTTTTTTATTATTTTATTTTTGAGAATTATCTTCGGCAGCATCTTCTTTTTCAAACTCTGCATTAATTCTTTCAATATCATCGTTATCTAAAGATAGATTTTTAGCTTCAAAATCTTTATATCTTTTATGCAATCTTTGACCTTTATCACTTAAAGAATATACTTTCTCACCTAATTCTTTATCAAATTTTGATCTAATATATTGTTTATTATTAATTAACCAAGACGAATTAGGTCTTTTACCAACTTCTTCATCTAATAAAGAAAAATATTCTTTCAATTTTGAAGCAGTAGCGCTGCCTTCTGTTGCCAAAAATTCCAATACTTTACTCCTAACAACAGAACCAGTATACGCATGTTTTTGCGGATATTTTTCAGTATACTTTCTTTTGGCAACTATTTTTGATTCATTCACAAATTGTGAATAAGTTAAAAATTCATTTTTTTCCATTTTATTTAAATTATTTTGTTTTTTATGTCTTTTATATTTTTTATCATCTTCGTTATCATCATCTTCGTCATCATTATTATCAATAATATCATCGTAATTTTTTACCTTTTTTCTTCTATGAATTGAATTATCCCATCTATCACCAGATCCAGAAAATTCACTACCATGACCCATTGATTGAGCAGCCATCCTTACAGGACCTTGTCCATTTACATTTCCCATCGATACCGTGTCAGATGCACCCGATGAAAATGTATCTTCCCATACCTTTTGAAGGTTTAATTTATTTAAATATTCTTTGTATTTAGAATAAGCATCTTTTTTAATACTAAATTCGTCATAAATTTCTAATTCATTATTATCGTCTGAATAAAAATAACTTATATTATTTTGGTCCATCCAATTTAAAAATGTCTGTAACAATGCTTTATCTATATTTTCTATATTATAAACTATACCTTCATCCATAGATTGCTCCTTAAATACTCAAAATATTTATACATTTTTTCTGGTACATATTTTCTATAAGTTAAAAGATCGTTTGTCTTTATTGCATTTTGTATTATTTTTGAAATACCTACAACTTCTAATTTTTCAATTTGTCGTAAACTTAAATTATAATTTATATATTTCAAAAATACTTTCAAAAAATCAATATAATTCTTGTTTGCTAAAATTATATTTATTTTAAATTTATCTATTAATTTTTGTAATTCTGGAATTAAATCTAATGATTCAATAACTTCATAACCAGCTATATAATCACTATATTCGTTTGATATTTCGTTCATAATTTTTATAGAAACATCAAAAGATATTGGATTAATATCGTTAATCTTTCCATTAAATACTTGAATTATTATTACTTTTTTCTTTGTAGTTTCTACAATTTTTTTAATATTTTCTAAATGATTTATATTAAAAGGTTGAAATTTACCTATAATTATATTTAATTCTTTTTTATTTTTTTCTAAATTACTTTGTTTTTCAGTTTTTTGCATATATTTTTGCCAAAATATAATATTATCACTTTCAAAATTTTCATTTATTAAATTATTATTATTATAATCTTCGTTGACTATATTTAAATTTAAAAATTCAGAAAATGTTTCAATCACAGACTTTTCATTATTATTTTGTATTGAATTTTTTATTAAATCAACTATTTCGTTAAAAAATCTTACTATTTCTGTATTATTTAAAAATCCTGTTATTTGCTTTTTCTTTTTTCTAAACGATCCAACAAATAATTTAAAAATATCTTTATTAACATCGTTTATTGTTAAAAATTTCTGTGTTGTTTTATTTTTAATAAAATAAAAATTAATATCAAATTTTAACGATTTTAATAAAGCTGATGTCGACAAATTAACACCTTTTAACTTTGATATATTTTTCTTTATAAATATATTAAATAAATTAGACATTAATTCTAAATATTTTTCATCTTCATCGATTTCTTTATACTTAAACGTTTTTATATATTCTTTATATGATTGCATAAATTCAATCATATAAATTAAAACAATAGGAATATAATCGTTTATTTCATTTGAGTTATTTTTTTTAATAATTTCGTTAAACATAGGATCTACTATCTTAGCATAAATTTTTCCTTCATCACCATCAAATTGAAATATTACACCTGGTATTAATTTATCAATAGAATCATTTAAAGTTGTTTTTTTTAACTTTTCATTTGCAATAGATATTAAAAAAGCTGTAAAACTATTTACTTTATATTTTTGTAAAATTTCTTTAGGTGATAACTTTAAATATTCTAATATTTTTGTTTTTTGTTCTTCTGAAAATTCTCCTTGAAATAAAATAGGAGGTTCAGAAACATTTAACATTTTAGCATATTTAATAAGAATATCTTTATTTGTTATTAAATTTCTACCTTTTTTGATATACGACAATATCAAATTGTTTTTGGGTACAGTATCATATTTAATATAATTAGGAACTGTATCAGGAAAATATTCAAATCCAAAAACTAAATTTTCTTCTATTTTTGACAAAATCAAATCTTGAATACTTTCAATATATGAAATTGCATTTTCATAATACTTCATTAATGCTCTATCAACTTTTGTAATTAACGATTCTGTATTACCTTTGTAAAAATAAATTTTTTTATTTTTTACTTCAAACGAAAAATCACTACCAGCTAATTTTTCATAAATAGTTACTTTTTTATTTAAAAGAGCTTTTAGAAACTCTTCGCCTTTATTATTATACAATTCTGATAAATCTAATATTGCCATTTTGTTTTATAATTTTTCTATTATTTTATCAACATATAAATGTAGTTTTGATAGTACAGAATTTAAATGTTTACAAACAGAACCTTTTAGTTCAGGATTTCTTATTTCAGGCTTTATAGTTTCTTTTTCAATCGAATATTTTTGTATAGTTCCAATATATTTAAATCCTGCATATAAAAAATCTTCACAATCACAATACAATTTTATATTTTGATTTTTTATCAAATTTTTTAATTTTTCTTTAGTTATATCTTCTTTTTTTAATTTTTCTTCAAATCTTATTATTTGTTTATGTTTTCGTCCCGAACCATGAACATTATTAATAGACTCAAAATATAAATTTAATTTTCCTTTTTCTAATTTAGCATCTAAAAATTTAGTTTTTGTATAAGATGATCTATTTTTTCTATCACTATCAACTTCTTTTTTTAATTCAATTGCTTTTTTTTCATTTAAAATAGTTAGTATACTTTTCATTTAATAAGATTTTATGTTTTATAATTTAAACTATTTACGATACTGTATATGTTATTCGTTTATTTTTATCTTTTTTTCCTTTTTTATTTCCATTTTTATCATAACCATCTTTATTATAACCATTTTCATCGTAACCATCGCGATCATAACCTTCTTTATTATAACCAAAATCATTATAACCTTCTATATCCCAACCATATTGATCATAACCATTACGATCATAACCGTTACGGTCATAACCATCACGATCATAACCCTCTTTGTCATAACCATTACGATCATAACCCTCTGGATCATAACCATCATAATTATAACCATCACGATCATAACCCTCTTCATCATAACCATCACGATCATAACCATTTTCGTCATAATTATCGTATCGTTTAAATCTACCATCTGTCTTTTCTAATACATAAACATCAAAAGCATCTTTAAACTCAGAAAAAGGGTTATTAACATAAGAATGTAAAATAGATTTATTTCCATAAATTACTAAATATTTAAAAGTATCCATATATGGGTATTCAAGTTTAGATGCATTTTTTACATTTACAAATGGAACTTCAACTTGTAGATCAATATTAGGATCTAACTTTTCTTTAAAAAAATCATGTAATTTAAATCTATTTTGTGCTTCTTTTAACATAATCATTTTAATATCATTATCTATAGCATATCTTCTATCTAAATATAATCCTTTATTTGTTTTCCATAACAACACTCTAGCTATAGTTTTATTTTCTTCATTAGTCTTTAAAAACAGTTTAACGTTTTTATTTTCTGCATAAAATTTTAAAAAATCTTGAGTATAAAAATATGACATACAAGAGTTACCCAATTCTCCTGCTTTTACCATATTTTTTTCATGATAATAATATAAAATATCTTTACCTTCAACAAGTTTAAAAGATAGATCTTCGCCCATTTGAATCATCTTTAAACTATTTGTAAAATCTGCAAGTTCATCGGGCTTTAATCTTAAATTTTTTAACAAAACTTGTACTAATTTACCAATTTTAATTTCTTGTTTAACTTTTTTACCATTAGGTTTCATTATAATAATCTCTAAAAAACCAGGCTTTTTTGATAAATCAATTGATTCTATATCACTTATTGATTTATCGTCATCAAGTTCTAAAACTGTAGACTCTATATCTTTTTGAATTAATTCAATAATAGAATCAATTATTTTTTTTCTTTTAGGATTTCCTGGTGATACTTGAAGCTCCTTAATTGCCTTTTCAAAATCAGTTTCAATTACAATCTTTTTTTCAAGTATATTAGATATAGATTCAAGAAGCATATATTCGTCGTAAGTTAAAATCATAATTTCTATATTTTATTTATATTTTTTGTTTTTTTATTTTTATCTTTATCGTATCAATCTTCTTCTCTATCATAATCGTATCTTCTATTTCCATATCTATCATATCCATTTTCATCATATCCATCTTGATCATAACCTTCTGAATCATAACCATATTCGTTATGTCCACTTCTATCATATCCATCTCTATCATATCCATCTCTATCATATCCATCTCTATCATATCCATTACGATCATAACCTTCTTCGTCATATCCTTCTACATCTTCAAATCCACCATTTGCGTTTTCTAATCTATAAATATCAATAATACCATCCTTTTCTAAAAAAGCAGTTTCTCTATCAGAATGTAAAATAGATTTATTATTATAAATCACTAAATATTTAAAAGTATCCATATATGGATATTTGAATTTAGGTGCATTTTTTTCATTTATAAATGAAACTTCAACTTGTGCATTAAAATCAAAATTATATTTTTCTTTGAAAAAATCATATAATTTAAATCTATTTTGTGCTTCTTTAAATAAAGCTAATTGAAGATCATTGTTAATTGCATATCTTCTGTCTAAATATAATCCTTTATTTGTTTTCCATAACAACGCTCTAGCTATAGTTTTATTTTCTTCATTAGTCTTTAAAAACAATTTAACATTTTCGTTTTTTGCATAAAATTCTAAAAATTTTTGAGTATAATCACGTGACATACAAGAATCACCTAGTTCTCCAACTTTTATCATATTTTTCGGATTATAATAATACAAAATATCTTCACCTTCAACAAGTTTAAAAGATGGATCTTCGCCCATTTGAATCATCTTTAAACTATTTGTAAAATCTGCAAGTTCATCAGGCTTTAATCTTAAATTTTTTAATAAAGTTTGTATTAATTTACCAATTTTAATTTCTTGTTTAACTTCTTTACCATTAGGTTTCGTTATAATAATCTCTAAAAAACCAGGTTTTTTTGACAAATCAATTGAATTTATATTTTCTATTGCTTTATCATCGTCAAGTTCTAAAACCACATCCTCAATATCTCTTTGAATCAATTCAACAATAGAATCAATTATTTTTTTTCTTTTAGGATTTCCTGGTGATACTTGAAGCTCCTTAATTGCCTTTTCAAAATCAGTTTCAATTACAATCTTTTTTTCAAGTATATTAGATATAGACTCAAGAAGCATATATTCATTGTAAGTTAAAATCATAATTTTAATTTATTTTTTAACTATCTTTTTTATTTTAATCTCAGTCATATTCTTCATCATCATTTTCATCTCTATAATTTCCATCTCTATCATATCCATCACTATCATAACCTTCCATATCATAACCTTCTCTATCATAACCTTCCATATCATAACCATCTTCATCATAACCTTCATTATCGTATCCTTCTGTGTCTTTAAATCCTCCTCTTGTATCTTCTAACGTATAAATATCAAAAGCACTATTTTTTTCTAAAAAAGCAGCTTCTTTATTAGAATATAAAATAGATTTATTATTATAAATTACTAAATATTTAAAAGTATCCATATATGGGTACTTAAAATTATATGCATTATTTTCATTTATAAACGAAACTTCAACTTGTGCATCAAAATCAAAATTGTATTTTTCTTTAAAAAAATCATGTAATTTAAATCTATTTTGTACTTCTTTAAATAAAGTTAATTGAAGATCATTGTTAATTGCATATCTTCTGTCTAAATATAATCCTTTATTTGTTTTCCATAATAACACTCTAGCTATAGTTTTATTTTCTTCATTAGTCTTTAAAAACAATTTAACGTTTTCATTTTTTGCATAAAATTCTAGAAATTTTTGAGTATTAGGATGCGACATACAAGAATTGCCCAATTCTCCTGTTTTTACCATATTATTTGGATGATAATAGTATAAAATATCTTCGCCTTCAACAAGTTTAAAAGATGGATCTTCACCCATTTGAATCATTTTTAAACTATTTGTAAAATCTGCAAGCTCATCAGGTTTTAATCTTAAATTTTTTAATAAAGTTTGTATTAATTTACCAATTTTAATTTCTTGTTTAACTTCTTTACCATTAGGTTTCGTTATAATAATCTCTAAAAAACCAGGCTTTTTTGATAAATCAATTGATTCTATATCACTTATTGATTTATCGTCATCAAGTTCTAAAACTGTAGACTCTATATCTTTTTGAATTAATTCAATAATAGAATCAATTATTTTTTTTCTTTTAGGATTTCCTGGTGATACTTGAAGCTCCTTAATTGCCTTTTCAAAATCAGTTTCAATTACAATCCTTTTTTCAAGTATATTAGATATAGACTCAAGAAGCATATATTCATCGTAAGTTAAAATCATTGTTTTATATTATTTTTAACTATCTTTTTCATTTCCATCTTTATCGTAACCATCTTCATCGTATCCGTCTTTATCATAACCGTCTCTGTCAAAATCTTCTCTATCATAACCATCTCTATCATAACCATCTCTATCATAACCATCTCTATCATAACCATTCCAGTTATATCCATCTCTATCATATCCATCTATATCATGACCATCTTCGTTATAACCATCACGATCATAACCACCTAAATCATATCCATTTTCATCATATCCATCTTCATCAAAACCTTCTCTATCATAACCATCACTATCATAACCAAACATATTATAACCTTCTCTATCATAACCTTCTGCATCATAACCTTCTGCATCATAACCTTCATCGTCATATCCTTCTATATCTTCAAATCCACCATTTGTACTTCCTAATATATAAATATTAAAAGCATTCTTTTTTTCTAAAAAGGCAACTTCTCTATCAGAATGTAAAATAGATTTATTATTATAAATTACTAAATACTTAAAAGTATCCATATATGGGTATTCAAATTTAGATATATTTTTTTCATTTATAAATGGAACTTCAACTTGTACATTAAAATGAATATCATCTTTCTCTTTAAAAAAGTCATGTAACTTAAATCTATTTTGTGCTTCTTTTAATATAGCTAATTGAAGATCATTGTTGATTGCATATCTTCTGTCTAAATACAATCCTTTATTTGTTTTCCATAATAACGCTCTAGCTATAGTTTTATTTTCTTCATTAGTCTTTAAAAACAATTTAACATTTTCATTTTTTGCATAAAATTCTAAAAATTTTTGTGTATAATCATGTGACATACAAGAATTACCCAATTCTCCAGTTTTTACCATATTCTTTGGATGATAATAATATAAAATATCTTCACCTTCAACAAGTTTAAAAGATGGATCTTCGCCCATTTGAATCATCTTTAAACTATTTGTAAAATCTGCAAGTTCATCAGGCTTTAATCTTAAATTTTTCAACAGAACTTGTACTAATTTACCAATTTTAATTTCTTGTTTAACTTCTTTGCCATTAGGTTTAGTTATAATAATCTCTAAGAAACCAGGCTTTTTTGATAAATCAATTGATTCTATATCACTGATTGATTTATCATCATCAAGTTCTAAAACTGTAGACTCTATATCTTTTTGAATTAATTCAATAATAGAATCAATTATTTTTTTTCTTTTAGGATTTCCTGGTGATACTTGAAGCTCCTTAATTGCCTTTTCAAAATCAGTTTCAATTACAATCTTTTTTTCAAGTATATTAGATATAGACTCAAGAAGCATATATTCATCGTAAGTTAAAATCATTGTTTTATGTTATTTTTTTTTAACTATCTTTTTTATTTCCATCTTTATCATAATCATATTCGTTGTATCCATTTACTATCATATCCATTTGGATCATATCCATCTCTATTATATCCATCTATCTCTATCATAATCATATCTATCATAACTATCTATCAGCTCGTCTAAATTTACCATCTGTATTTCCTAATATATAAATATCAAAAGCATCTTCAAGTTTATAAAAAGCATAGTCATCATTAACATGAGAACGTAAAATAGATCTATCTTCATAAATTACTAAATACTTAAAAGTATCCATATATGGATATTCAAATTTAGATGCATTTTTTGCATTTATAAATGGAACCTCAACTTGTAGATCAATATTGCGATCTAATTTTTCTTTAAAAAAGTCATACAATTTAAATCTATTTTGTGCTTCTTTTAATATAGCTATTTGAAGATCATTGTCTATAGCATATCTTCTATCTAAATATAACCCTTTATCCGTTTTCCATAATAACGCTCTAGCTATAGTTTTATTTTCTTCATTAGTTTTTAAAAATAGTTTTACATTTTTATTATTTGCATAAAATTCTAGAAATGTTTGAGTATTATCATGTGACATACAAGAATTACCTAAATTACCTGCTTTTACCATATTTTTTGGATGGTAATAATACAAAATGTTTTCACGATCAATAAGTCTAAAAGATGGATCTTCACCTATTTGAATTATCTTTAAACTATTTGTAAAATCCTCGAGTTCATCAGGCTTTAATTTTAAACTTTTTAATAAAGTTTGTATTAATTTACCAATCTTAATTTCTTGTTTAACTTCTTTGCCATTAGGCTTAGTTATAATAATTTCTAAAAAACCAGGTTTTTTTGACAAATCAATTGATTTTATGTCATTTATTGCTTTATCGTCATCAAGTTCTAAAACTGCAGATTCTATATCTCTTTGAATCAATTCAACAATAGAATCAATTATTTTTTTTCTTTTAGGATTTCCTGGCGAAACTTGAAGCTCTTTGATTGCTTTTTCAAAATCATCTTCAATTGCAATTTTTTTTTCGAATATATTAGATATAGACTCAAAAAGCATATATTCGTCATAAGTTAAAATCATAGTTTTATTTTATTTTTTAACTATCTTTTTCATTTCCATCTTGATCATATCCGTCTTTATCATACCCATCTTCATCATAACCATCTTCATTGTAACCATCTTCGTCGTAGCCATCTTCGTCATATCCATCTTCATTATATCCATTTTTATCGTAACCCTCTCTATCATATCCATATTCGTCATATCCATCTTCATCATATCCATCTTCATCATAACCATCTCTATTATAACCTTCTCTATTATAATCACCTTCATCATAACCATCTCTATCATAACCGTTTCTATCATAACCATCTTCGTTATAACCATCTTCATCATAACCATATCTATCGTAACCATCGTTATCAAATCCATCTTTATTATATCCATCACCGTCATATCCATCTTCATCGAAACCATTAGAATCTTCAAATCCTCCTTTTGTACTTTCTAATGTATAAACGTCAAAAATACCGCTTTTTTCGGAATAAGCAGCATATTTACTAGAATATAAAATAGAATCATTATCGGAAATCATTAAATATTTAAAAGTATCCATATATGGGTATTCAAATTTAGGTGCATTTTTTTCACTTATAAATGAAACTTCAACTTGCAAATCAATATTAGGATCTAATTTTTCTTTAAAAAAATCATGTAATTTAAATCTATTTTGTGCTTCTTTTAGTATTACTAATTGAAGATCATTGTCTATAGCATATCTTCTATCTAAATATAATCCTTTATTTGTTTTCCATAACAGCGCTCTAGCTATAGTTTTATTTTCTTCATTAGTCTTTAAAAATAATTTAACATTTTTATTTTCTGCATAAAATTTTAAAAATTTTTGTGTATTATCATATGACATACAAGAATTGCCTAAATTACCTGTTTTTACCATATTCTTTGGATGATAATAATACAAAATATCTTCACCTTCAACAAGTTTAAAAGATGGATCTTCACCCATTTGAATCATTTTTAAACTATTTGTAAAATCTGCAAGTTCATCAGGCTTTAATCTTAAATTTTTCAACAGAATTTGTACTAATTTACCAATTTTAATTTCTTGTTTAACTTCTTTGCCATTAGGTTTAGTTATAATAATTTCTAAAAAACCAGGTTTTTTAGATAAATTAATTGAATTTATATTTTCTATTGCCTTATCGTCATTAAGTTCTAAAACTGTAGACTCTATATCTCTTTGAATTAATTCAACAATAGAATCAATTATTTTTTTTCTTTTAGGATCACCTGGCGAAATTTGAAGCTCCTTAATTGCTTTTTCAAAATCATCTTCAATTATAATCTTTTTTTCAAATATATTAAATATAGACTCAAGAAGTGTATATTCGCCATAAGTTAAAATCATTATTTTATATTATTTTTTTATTGCTTTTTTTTGTTTCCATTTTTATCATATCCTTTATAATCATATCCATCTTCGTCATATCCATCTCTATCATACCCATAATCATCATATCCATCTCTATCATATTCATCTCTATCATATCCATCAATATCATATCCATCTTTATCATATCCATCTTTATCGTATCCATCTTTATCGTATCCATCTTTATCGTATCCTTTATAATCATATCCATCATCGTCAAATCCATCACGATTATGCCCATATTCGTCATAACCATCTCTATCATAACCATCTTTATCATATCCATCAAGATCATAACCATCAGCATCAAAACCATTAGACCCTTCAAATCTTCCCTCTGTACTTTCTAATTTATAAATATCATAAGCATAACCTCTTTGTGAATAAGCAACTTCTTTATTAGAATATAAAATAGAATTATTATCAAAAATTGTTAAATATTTAAAAGTATCCGTATATGGGTACTTAAATTTAGATGCATTTTTTGCATTTATAAATGAAACTTCAATTTGTAGATCAACATTAGGATCTAATTTTTCTTTAAAAAAATCATATAACTTAAATCTATTTTGTGCTTCTTTTAACATAACCATTTGAAGATTGTTGTCTATAGCATATCTTCTATCTAAATATAATCCTTTATTTGTTTTCCATAACAACGCTCTAGCTATAGTTTTATTTTCTTCGTTAGTCTTTAAAAACAATTTAACATTTTTATTTTCTGCATAAAATTCTAGAAATTTTTGTGTATTAAGATGTGACATACAAGAATTACCCAGTTCTCCAGCTTTTACCATATTTTTTGGATGATAATAATATAAAATATCTTCACCTTCAACAACTTTAAAGGACGGGTCTTCGCCTATTTGAATCATCTTTAAACTATTTGTAAAATCTGCAAGTTCATCAGGTTTTAATCTTAAATTTTTCAATAAAGTTTGTATCAATTTACCAATCTTAATTTCTTGTTTAACTTCTTTGCCGTTAGGCTTAATTATAATAATTTCTAAAAAACCTGGTTTTTTAGATAAATTAATTGAATTTATATTTTCTATTGCCTTGTCATCATCAAGTTCTAAAACTGCAGATTCTATATCTCTTTGAATCAATTCAACAATAGAATCAATTATTTTTTTTCTTTTAGGATCACCAGGTGAAACTTGAAGCTCCTTGATTGCTTTTTCAAAATCAGCTTCAATTGCAATCTTTTTTTCGAGTATATTAGATATAGATTCAAGAAGCATATATTCGTCGTAAGTTAAAATCATAATTTTATTTTATTTTTCATTTTTTTGTTTATTTTTTCAATAAAATCATAAATTTTATCATCTTTTGCAGGTTCGATGACTCTTTTAGGAGGTTCATAGTTCGAAATTTCAGTTTTTGAATCTACAAATTCTTTAAAATTTTTTAAATCTTCCATTTTTAACTCCAATTTTCTATACTTCTTCGTATATTAAAATACAAAATTCAATATATTTTTAAACCTTATTTTTCCATATTTTTTACAAATTTTCAGGTATCTCTAAATTAAATTCAATTAATTTAGATTTTATATTTTCTTTTATAGTTTCAATTTTCTTTTTAAATTCAAAATTTTTTGAATTTATTATATTAAGACATTTTTCAAACGTAGAAACATCTTCAATTTTTATATTTTTTCCAAATACCATTTCAACAAATTCTTGTGGATTTGACGTTACTATTCTTTTTGAACTTTCTAAAATAATTGATTTTTTAAGAACACCATTTTTACCTTCAAATGTTTTACTTACAACGCCTACGCCTTCACTGTGACTGTAATAATACTTTTGATATTCTTTAACTTTTTCATTTGTATCAAAATATGAAATTATTTTTCTATCTAACGACTCAACTAAAGCATGAAAAACTGCTTCTCTATATTTTGAAGTATACTCAGATTCATTTTTTCTTAAATTTGGAGAATAACGTGAAAACTTAATCCATTCTAAATTCTCTACTAATTCTAAATGAATATCTACATTATTTTGTTTTTTAAAATTTCCATTTATTGGAAATTTAAATATAAACTTATTGTTTTCTTTTACAACTTTTATATTAATTCTTTTAAATTGCAATTGTATAAATTTTTCTAAATCTTCTAATTCAAGATTATTTTCTTTTAAAACATTATTTAAATCAACAGCGACATTTATATTATTACTTAAATCTTCTGCTAATTTTTTCTTACCAGCAGATCCTATAAATGCAACATCATTTTCCGTTAATCTTAAAAGATTTAATATATTTTCTATTAATATTTTTTGAGTCTTTGGTACATCTTTTTGTTTAATCCCATTTGATATACTCAAAGACTCGTTTAAAAATTCAATATATGATTTTAACATCTTATTGTTTATTTTGTCTTAAAGAACTATTCTTCATCCATCAGTTTTTTAAATTCTTCTTTTTTTTCTTTAGCTTTTTCTTCTTTTTGTTTTTCTTTTTCCTCATCTGATAAAGTTGCAGGATTTTGTTTTATTAAATCATTTTCTTTAGCTTTTTTAATTTTATCAGCAATTTTAGGATCTTTAAAATTACCTGTATCTTTATTCCAGTTATCTTTTAACCAATTAAAAAATTCAGTTTTATCATCTTTTGACAAATCACCAGGAGATTCTGCACCATATTTAGCTAATCCAAAAAGCATTAAATCTTGGTATCTTTTTTGTTTATCTGACAATTCCTTTTTTCCATCGTCGTCTTCCTCGAAAATTTCACCATAATAATTTTCGATAAGAAATTCATCATATGTTTTAAATTTTTTCATATTGTATTTTTTATTTTAATTTTTATAAATCATTTTTACTAAATATGTATCTTGTCTTTTTGCACCACGTATTATTTTTAAAATTTTAAATATTTCGTTTATTATATCTATATCAGTTGCTATAAAATTAACATTTTTCAAATAATCTGGCTCTATTTGTGTTATAAAATCTAAATTTTTTTTATAAATTATATATTTAGGTTTCTTTTTAAAATTTAATAATAAAAACTGGAATAATATTTTTGTATTTATTTTTTCCTTTGAACTAAAAATATAAACTCCTGTACTTTTAGGAACTTCATATTGTTTTAATAATTCAAGTGCTTTATCTAAAGTAATAAAGCTTTTTTCAGTTTCTTTAATTATATAAAATGTTCCAGTTTTTTGATTATTAGTATTAATTTGTTTTAAAGAATATAACATTTGATGCAAGTAATGATTATAATAATATGCATCTATAATATTATGAAATCTAAAAATCTTCCAATTTTGAAAATTTGCTCTTTTAATTAAATTTTCAAGTTGGAAAGACCATTTATACTTTTTTTCTGTATAACTATAATTATTGTCTTTTTTTAAAAATAAATTTAATGGATATGTATTAGAAATGAATATTATTTTTTTAGGTTTAGCTTTATTAAAATAAAATCTTAAATTTTTATATAATTCAAATGCTTTATCTTCACTTAGTAAAAATGTTTCTTGTGGAAAATAATCAAAATAATATATTAAATCAAATTTTATTTCAAGAACTTTTTTTAAAGAATCTAAAATATTACCATTTTTTGGAAAAAAAATTTTTTTATATTTTCTTCGATATTTTGATAAATAAATTATATCATAACCATAAACTTCATAACTTTTATATAAAGTTTCTAATAATTTTATAGCAAATAAATTATTAATTCCAAGGATTAAAATTTTTTTTATTTTTGGTAATTTTTTGTACAAATTTACACCTTAAACGCTTTTATACTTTTATCGTTTAATTCATTAACCGAATCTACATTAGATTGATCATCGTCATAAAAAAATATTGTTTTAAATCCATATTTTTCTTTAAAAATATTTTTTAAAATAAACGCCTTTTTTTCTTGATCTGAAATGTTTGATTTTCCAATTACTGTCTTTATAAATTTTTCAACTGATGAATCATTAACAGCAAAAACATATTTTTCATTAAATATATTTTTTGGTATTTCAACTAGTTCATCTTTTTCATTTCTATACAATAATGTATTTTTAAGAGCTTTAAAAATCGCTTTTTGATTACCTCTTGCTGTAATTATACCTATTTTATAATTACTATTTATTGCATGATCCATTATTTTTAGTACTTTAATATTAGGTTGGCCATTAACTAAAGAAAAATAAATAGAATCATATTGTCTAAAATCACTAAAATCAAATTCAGTTTCTTTAGGTAATTCGTTTCTAATTTTTGAATATTCTTCTGTACTTACAAATTTAAATTTATCCATTTCAGGTGTTTTATAACCTACTTTTGAAGTAGAAAAAATTAAAGTATCATCTATATCAAAAATATAAATTGTATTTGTATTTGCTTCATTTAAGTTCACAATTTAACTTTTATTTTTTTTATATTATAATTTTCATTTTTATATATTTGTATACGCTCCTTTGAATGTTTATAAATATAATTTTCAAAATTATTTATTCTAAAATCATCTACAAAATCATATATATTTACTATTTTTTTAATTTCATCCAAACGCATACCTCTGCCAATAGTTTGTTTTATAATAATCTCAGATTTAAAACTTTCTAATAAATAAATATTTTCTATATTTGATATATCAATACCAGTAGACATCGTTCCAAAACTTGCTATTATTATATAATTTCCATTTTCATTATTTATAGCTTCGTTTCTATATTCTCCTCTTAAATTTTTATTTACAGAGCCATCTATATAAAATAAATTAGTATTCTCTGAAATTAAATCTTTCATTTTTTCGTAAATATTTTTACCATATTCATCTTTTACATTATGAAATAAAACCAACGAATTTTTTGTAGTTTTAGAAATTACGTTTATTATATAATTTAAGCGTTTTTTATTTTCAATTATTAATTTTTTTTCTAAATTTAATAACTGCGAACCTTCAATACCATTTTTATATTTTTTTAAATGTGCTAATTTTTCTCTTATTTCATTTTCTAAATAATCTAATTCTATAACTATTACATTTACAGGTGTTGCATATTTATTATTAAATAAAAATTCTGCACTTATTTTATTAACCATTGGTCCTAAAGAAGCTTGAAGAGTAAAAGAATCAGCTGTTTCATCTGCTTTTAAAGTTCCCGATAAACCAAATCTATATTCTGCGTTAACACATTTTTTTAAAACTTTTTGTACTGAATTTGAATTTGTATAATGTGCTTCATCGACACATAATAACTTTACAGTCTCAAAATAATCATCTGTTAAATTTCTAAGTGTATGAAATGTACCTATTATAACATTTGAATTTTTTTTAATTTTTGGAGCAGATCCACCAAACATTTGAATTGTTAATTTTAATGGTTCGTTCAGTAATTCATTATATTCTATAAATTTTTCGTATGTTTGAACTACTAAATCTACATTAGGGACTATTACTAAAAATTGTTCTTTTAAAAAAATATCTTTTATTTGTATTTCTTTAAAAAAATTATTTTTATATAAATATATAAAAATTATAAAAATTATTAATGTTTTACCTGCTGAAGTTGCAATTTCAGATATTGATCTTTTGTACTTTAAAATAGAAAACGCTGCATCAATCTGATAATCTCTTGGATATATTTTTTCTTTATTAAAATTTTCTTCTATAAATTTATAAAAATCATTTTTATTTATATTTAAATTTATTAAATATTCTTTATTTATAATTTCTAAATTATATGAATATTTATTACAAACATTTTTTAATTCACCCCAAAGTCCAGTTGATAAAGTTAAATTTTTATTTAAAAAACTAATTTCTCCATTCCATAATTTTTTCTTAACCAACGGATTAAATCTCCAATTCTTAATTTTTCTTGTAAAATATAACTTTAACTGTTCTAATTCTTCGTTAGAACAGTCAACTATTTGCATTTGTCTTTTATCTTCTAAAATTTTTACTTTCATTCCAATAACTTTTTAATTTCTATATAATTTTTTATTCCCCACAATATATCTTTTAAATTTTTGATTATATTATCCATATAATCTATTTGTAGCAACAAAACTTCTTCTCTTTCTAAAATATCTTTTAAATTATTTTCTATTATATATGTTTGATCATCTTTTGTTTTTACCTTTAAATCTAAATTTGTTTTAAGTTCAATTAAATTTTCATATTTTTTTTGTCTAAGTATTTTATTTATATTGACTAAATGATTTGAAATAGTAGCTTTATCATTTAACGCATTCGTTATTTCATTGTAAATTTCAATTTGCAAATCAGTAAATTTTTCATAATTTTTTAACATATCTGTTAATTTAAAAATCTTGTCAGTCCATTTAGATTTTTCCCGTAAAAAAACTTTTACCATTTCTGTTGTTTTTTCAGAAAATTGTTTTTCTATTTTTTCTTCCACGTTTAACTTCCTTTATTGTAGTTTTAGATTTTTTTATTTCATCTACTTTAAGTTCTATATCTTTAAGTTCAATCTCATTACTTTTAATATCAAATTTTATTTTCAATTTTTTCATAGATAAATTAAATCTATTTTTTTAGAAGAAAAATATTTATCAAATTCAATTTTTTTGTACATTTCGTCAGGTAACTTTATAATCAATTCGTTTAAATCTTTAATTTTTTCATTTATATTTAAATCTTTTAATAATTTTTTCCAAAGAAAAACCTCTTCTCCATTTGACAGTAATTCAATTGATTTTTTCAAACCTACTGTATCGTTATCTAAAAAATATCGTTTATTTTCAATATCTATTGGTAAAATTTTATTAACTCCACTTATTGCAATCGAATTATTTATAAAAATAGAATCAAATGCACCTTCAAATATTGTTATTTTTTTATTAAAATCTATATTAAATATGTTAAAAATTGTTGATATATTATTTAAAAATTCAAAATCACTATCTATTTCTATTTTAAGATCTTCTTTAATTTTAGAAAATTTATAAATATAATATTTTTTAAATTTACCTGTTGTTCTTTTTGAAAAACCTAAAACTTTATCGTTTACTAAATTTAATATAACAATACTTTTTGTAAATTCATCAAACACAAAATTTTCATATTGAAATATTTTTCTTTTATTTAAATAAGTTTTAAAATTAGTCGTCTCAATATCTTTAAAATTATAAAAATTTTTTATATCATTTTTTGATGGTAAATTTTTAGATAAAAAATCAAAATCTATTAAATTATATTTAACTTTCTTTTTTTCAAACTTATTTATAGATTCATATTCAAAAAATTCATTTTCATTTATAGAATTAAAATCTAAAAATAAATTTTTTATATTTTTATAAATACCGCAATTAAAACATTTATATTTTAAAGAATCTAAATATAAATTTCCTCTTTTTTTCTTTTCATCATTAGACGAATCACCACAATACGGACAAGCAAAACTTATTCTATCATCATATATTACAATTCTTGTTTTTTCTCCTTGAAACCTTTTATTTAATATATTTTGTACTTTATCTAATAATTTAGAAAAAGAAGGGGCCGAAGCCCCTTTAAAATCAATTAAATCTATTTTACTCATTTTCATCTTCGTTAAACAAATCATCTAAATCATCTAAGTCATCTAAGTCATCTAAATCTTCGTCTATTATTTTTTGTTTATTTTCAACGTCTTCTTTTTCTTTATTATTATCAAACTTTATATCTTCAAAATCGTCATCATAATTGTCAGGAACAAGTTCATTTTTTTTACCTTTTGATTTAACGTTTACTTTGTCTATAATTTCAGATTCGTTTAAAGTTTCTTTTGATTTTTTTAGAATTTCATTTATTAAATTTTGTGATGGAATATTTGCTTTAATATATTCAACGACTTTTTTTCTTGTTTCAGAATCCCATTCTTGATATTGATATGCATCTAAATCTGGTGAATTTTCTTTTAACCAATTTGCCAATTTAAGCATATCGTTTTTTTCTTTTTTTATTATTTTACCATTAATTTCAAATTGATGTGATTTGTTTAAAAATTTAGATAACTTATAATTTGGAAAATTTCTACCATCTACATTAACTTCATTAACAACCAATTTAAATATTTTATTATTCATAATATCTAAAAAATTAATAGGCTCATCTGTATCTTGAGCTGCTCCTTCTAAAATATCAAATAACTGTTGTCCAAATTTGAAAATTTTTATTTTACCTTCCATTTCTGGTTGATGTTGATCTTGAACAATATAAATTAACGCATAAATATCACGTTTTCTTTTAAAAAGATTTTGTAATTTTCTTTCGTTAGCATTTTGTGAATTTCTACAAGCAAAAAACGCATCTTGTAATAACGAATGTTTTTTAACCGTCGAAGGACAATCTACACTCATTTTTTTATTATTTTTTATATCATCGATCCATACCGTCCATTTATCTACAATATGTAAAGAAGGATTTTTTGCATTAGGTAAAAATATAATTTGACTTGTATAAACTTTATCCACTCCTTTATCGGGCGTAGGTTTATAAAAAACGGTATCTTCAAATATTTCTTTTTTAGTAAAAAGATCACTTGCGTTTGTACTAAATATTTTATTTAATTCATCATCCATAAAAACTCCTTTTAATTTAGTTTAAAATTTAGTTTATCTTATTTTTTGTTTAAATTTAGTTTATCTTATTTTTTATTTAAATTTAGTTTAAAATTTAGTTTATCTTATTTTTTGTTTAAATTTAATTTAAAATTTAAGTATGTTTGTAATACCCAAAAACTATCAACTATATCATCTAAAGGTTTGATCAATTTATTCGATTGATAATTTATATAAATTTCCTTTAAAATGTTTAAATTTTTATAATTATTTTCATTTTTTATAAAACTTTCAACCATTTGTAATTTATTAAAATTTCCTTTACCTGCTATTTTTTTTATAGTAGCTGGAGAAAAAAGTTTAAATGTTATATTATTTTTTAACAATAAATATCTAAAAATATATTGGTATCCATATACATCACTTAAAGATCTACCAGTTGAATTAAACGAAAATCCTTCTATTGCTATTTCCTTAATTTCATTTTCATTTATAATTTTTATTATTTTTTTTGCAATATTTTCAGCATCTAAAATTTTTAATTCATTAATGTTTTCTACTTTATCAATTATTTCATAAGTAAACATTCCAGTATCAACTAATTTTTCTAAAATTAATTTTTCTTTTTTTGTAAATTTTTTATCTCTAATTATAGAATAGAATTTTATACTATTTTCCTTTAAAACACAAAATGTGGAATAATTTATACTATAATCTAAAGCTAAAAAAGTTATTAACATTTTTAAACAATTCCGAAAACCGTGATAAAAAATATTATGATGTTTTAATATTGTGTGTGTAACACATCTATTAATTTATTAAATTAAAAAATAAATAAATAAAATAGAATTAACTTTATTCTAATCTTTTAATGGCTTAAAGTTCTCTCTAAATATTTTAAGAAATTCTAAAAAATTCTAAAAGATTCTAAGAAATTCTAAAAGATTCTAAGAAATTCCATGCCAACTTTTTGAACTAAACTTTTATTTTTCCAAAGTTATCATATTCTCGAATAGTTTTTACAACATCTGCTTTAAATGAAGCTGTAAAGGTTCTAAATTCTGGAACATTTGAAGCATAAGATAATTCTAATTCACTTAATCCAAAGAAAACAATATAATCATACTGAAATGTAACTAATAAATATCCATATCTATCTAATAACATTAAATGAAAACTAGGTAAATGTGAAATACTTTCTTTATTTTTGTTCATTTTCCAATAATATTCCAATAAATCATACATAACAAAATAATTAATATAACTTTCTGTTGTTTTAAATGTTACAATTAATTCTTTAGAAGTATACATTTGCAAATTCCAACCACCTGGAAAATATTTAACCCCATGATCATTAAATTGTTCTACAACTTCAGTTGAAATAGATGGCCAAGAAACAGATTGAACTGTAAAATTCATATAATCTACTAAATTATTATATGGCATTTTAAGTCTTTTTATAAAAGGATCGTATTTATCAATTATTTCCTTTGTAAAAAAATTAGGTGGAAATTTAAAAATAAAATCATTGTATTTACTATTTAGTATCATAAATTAATTTTTTTAATAGCTTCTAAAAGATCATTTATTTTTTGTTTTTCAACCTCTGTTTTAGCATAAGATTTTAAAGTTTCAATTAAAGACTTGTTATCATCTAATAATGCATCCAAATTATTTTTAGTCTTTAAAATTTCATTATAATAATTTTGAAGAACTTCATATTTTGAATTATAATTTTTATCTGAAAAATTATTTATTTTGTCATATTTACCTTTATAAATCATATTTGTATGTTCTACAAAAGAAGTATAATTATTTGTATTAATAAATTCCTCACTTATAGTAAAATCTCCACCAAACATTTTAATAATTTTATTAGAATTTATAGCATCAACTTTAAAAAATAATTGATTATAATCTAAAGGTATATTATACGAATTATCTTTAGTATTATATATTTTTACAAAAGAACCATCATTTAATACAAAATTAATAAAATATTTAGCATTATTTGTATCTAAAACTAATTTTGTATTACCATTATTAGTATCATTTTTAAAAAATGAAAATAATAAAAAATTATCATATTCATTTAAATAAATAGTCAATTCGTTCTGTCCAAAATAAGAATCAGTTTTCCAAACATCTTGAAAATTATAAGTTTTTATAGATTTTCCATTTATTATAGAATTTTCACTTGAACTTATTATTTTAGAATTTACATTTAAAACAATATTGTTTTGATCTATAAAAATATTTGCAGAAGAATTATTTAAATTATTTGTAGCAAATGGAAGTGAAATATTTTCAGCATAAAAATTATTAACTTGAGTATCATATAAAATTTTATTTACAATTTTAATAGGTTCTAATGTTAAATCTGTATTTAATTTTACAAGTTTTCTACCATATTTTTTAGCATCAAAATATGTTAAAGAAGCTTTTCTAACAATCTGAGTATTTGTAACATCGTTTACTAAACGAACTGTATAATCAATTGTAAATGTTAATGTGTTTTTACCTTTAATTATCGGTCTAAAAGCAAAAGGCTCAAAAAAATCTTCAGTCTGAACATGAGTAGTTCTATAAGTTGAATTTTCATTATAATTACCATCTATAAAAGATTGCTCAAAAATTTCAACTTCATTAATAACGATATAACTTATACCTTTTAACTTTTGTTGTTCTATAAAAGAATCCAAATAAGTATCATTATAAGTAGGAAACAACTCAAAATAATCACCATAATTTGATTCTTGAACAATTGCACCTATACTGGAAAATTCATCTATTGGATCTAAATTAACTAATATCGAAGTTTGATCTTCTTGAAACAATTGAGTGGGTGCTGTAATATAATAACTACCAAAACTATCTGTTAATAAATCTTGAGCCTCTATATATAAAAACGAAATACTTGAATTTTCCCATAAAAATGATTTTGTGCCATTAACTAAATATTGCTTTTTAGCTTGATCACTACCATCACCATAAGTTGCAAAATAATCAGCAATTGAATTTAATCCATCAGTTTGTAAAAAATTTAAACTTGGAATTTTAAATTCGATATAACGATCATATAATCTTTCGCCTAAAAGAAGAGGACGATAAGAATATTGAATATAATCACTATCTTTTAAAAATGCAATATTTGCAGAATAAATAAAATTTCCATTTATATCACGGTATCCAACTTTTGTAATAAATCCAGCTAAATTTGGAAAATTCCAACCCGATAACAAATGTATTTTAATATTATCGTAAACGACATTTATATTAGAAGAAATTTCACCTTCAGAACTTGTAACTGTAAAATGAGGATAGTTTTTTGCAAAATGAAATAATTTATCTCTATCTAATAATAACCAAGTTGAATCAGTAATTTGAACTATAGAATTATCTATTATATTCGAAGTTTTTAATTTTGGAATATTATTATCTTTTGCATTATAATTTGTATAACAAATAGAATTATAATACATATTGTCTATCTTTGCAAATGCAGCATCAGAAGTATTAATAATATCTTTGTTATATTGATATTCTAATAAAGCATATTTATTTAATTGTATAAATTTTGAACTTGTTCTCATTTTTAAAAATTAAAAATTTTAATCCCGATCTGTAAGCCAATACCAATTTGAAAATTACTAAACCAATAATTATTAAATTTATCTTGTGATAAACCATAACCAACATAAGGTCCTAATACTACAGAAAAAAGACTACTTTTTTTGTTATATTTATCCCAAGCATCTTTAATTTTATCATCTACCTCATAAGATTTTAAATTTAACGATAATCCCTTTGTTTCCTTTAATGTTTTTACACCCGAAACTATTAAACCATCTTTATCTATTTTTGTATATGAAATTAAATCTAAACTATACTTAAATGAACTCATATATGTTTCCATTTTTGAAATTTTACAATTTATTGTGTCCAAATAAGCATCTGTATAACCTTCAATATTTGCATTAAAAGATCCATCATTTATATTATTTTTCCAAACATCTGTATAAATTGTACCTTTATCATACTGCTTTATTTTAATTTCACTAACAAGTTTTTTAATTTCATCAATTTCATATTTTATATTATACTCAGAAATTTCTTTTACTTTTCCTGAGATTTTTTGAGTTTCGTTATATAAATCTTTGTTAATATTTTTTAAATTTTCAACATCTGTAATTAATGTATACTTTTCATAACTTAATTCTCCAACTTTATTTTTAATAATAAATAAAGAATCTAAAAGTGCTTTTTGATTTTGTTGATATATTTTCTTAAGTGTTGTATTATCTTCACATTGCTTTACATATAAAGAAAATAATAAAAAAATCATAGCAATTAGCAATACTGTGCGCACTAAACTATTAGATAAAATATTTTTTAAAAATGCTAATATCATGAACAAGTTGTTGTATTATTATATGATGTATTAGGATCGACAATTTTTGTTGTTAAAATTTTATAATCATCACCATTTTTTTCATCACAAGAACATAAAATTAATGTTTCAAAAATATGAAATTTAATAAACGAACCTTTAAATGTTGGATCGTTCACTTCAACCAAATATTTTAATGTTAAATTTGAATCAATATTTGATTCTAAAGCTCCAAAAAATTTAAATGGTGCAAATGTAACAGGTATTAGATTTGTAGATATTCTATAACGTGGTAATGCATGTATCACTAATGCTTCATAACCATTTTGTTTATCTAAAGTTACATTATTAAAATGTATAGCTTGTTTACTACCATCTTTATTATTTAAAATATTATTAATTAAACTTGCATAATCTGTTCCAAATATAGTTGCCAATGTTTCAACACTGTTAAAACCATTTAAACCAATTAAAAAATCAATTGAAAAATTATTAGTTATATTATTGAAGTATATACAATTTTGATGATTGCTAGTAGAACTATCTACTATAAATTTTGTTATTTGAAATTCATCTCCTATAATAAATTGAAATTTATTAGATTCTGGTATAAATGTATAAAACGAATGTAATTGTAGATAAGTTTCGTTTGTAAGAGAATTATTATATTTATATTTATCACAAATAACTGTTGAATTTAATAAATTATTACTTGGTAAATTATCAAAATAATTTTTTAAATTATTTTTAACATTTATTGTAATTCCGCCTTCTGATTTAATTAATACTCCACTCATTTAAATTAAAATTTTATTTTTAGCAATAAATCCAAGGAGTACTTGGAGTTATTATTTCAGTTGTAACAATTTTATAATCATTTTTTGTGCAATCGCACGAAACAACAGTTTCATAAATATAAAATTTAACATAATTACCACCTTGATAATATGGTGGTACTTCTACTTTAAAATTTAATTCTATATCTGTATATAGATCTGTTTCATTATTACCAAAAAATTTATAATGAGCAAAATCATTTGTTGATTCTGTAATATCATATCTTGGTAACGAATGTAATATAATAGCATCGTAACTACTTCCTTTATAAAATACAAGCTGTGAATTTGGATAACCAGAATCACTACTAATAAAATGGTTTAATAAATCTTCGTAATCATATTCTTTTAAAACAGTTATTAAACCCAAAATATTATTACTGTTGTTATTTAAAGCTAATAAACTATCTTTAGAAAAATTATCACTTCCTAAATTTTTATAAGTAAAACTTGTTAAATCTACATTATATTGTCCAAATTTAACAAAAGTAGAACATTTAGAAATATGATTATCATCATTTGTAAATGCTGAATTATCATTATATATAAATTTTATATCTTTATCTGTTAAAATTGTATAAAAAGAATGAAGTTGTATATACTCTGAAGATTTATATTTAGCGCATGCTTTCAAAAAATCATTAGGAAATAAAGATAGATAATAAGAATAAATATTATTTTTAACATTAAATTTTATACTTCCTTCTATTTTTCTATTATAAGACATATTTTAATTTATTTTTTAAATTTAGTACGAAGGATTAATATCATCGCTAATAATTGTTTTTGATGGTGTATCAGGACAATAACTAGCACTATTTACACCCCATAAAGTAACATTACTTAATGCAGGTAATTTAGGATCAAATATACCATTAGTATTAATTTCTATATTTAAATTTATACCATTAATAGTACCAAATATACCACCATTTAAAGAAGCAAATTTAACAGAACCATCAGTATTTATTATTGCAAAATTAATATACCAAATATAACCAGAATTTGAATCAAGTATTTTACAAATGTTATTAGATGCTATCGACGGATTATCGTTATAAATATTATAAACTTTTAAATCATGCAATAATTGATTTTCATCACCTGCACTCATAATCGTATAATAATTAGAATTAATTGATAACAAAGGAATTAAATCATATGTAATACCATTAATAGAATTAGTAATTCTATTATTTATAGTTTCAGGTTTTATTCTATAACTAATAGCAATCATTTTATAATTTTGATAACTATTAGAAGTTTTTATAAAATTTTTTAAATAATAATTTACCATTTTATTTTATTTTTTTGTTATAATCTGAGTTGTCCTATTCTATATTTTACATCAGTATTTAGATATGATTTGCCACTATGCCCATAATAAGTTTCACTAGGTAACTTAAACGGATCGCTTATGTCGTAAAACATTGAATTTGTTTTACAGAAATAAATAACATCACCAGTTTTTATATATTGTTCGTCGAAATGTAAATCCAAATCCATACCTGTATATTCGTAATAATAACCATTTTTTTCCCAATAATTTCTAATATCTTGATAATAATGTGCATTATTACCTACACAATATAAACGTGAATCACCAATACCAGTTTCTAAACATTTTAACGATTGACATGTTGTTGTCATTGAAGAAATAGAAGTTATTCCATAACAATTTACAATATCACTAATACATTGATTATTTACTAAATCAAAATGATAACCAGTCTGACATACACAAGTACTTCCATTCCAAGACATATTAGATATATTATTACAAGGTCCTGTTGCTCCAAAATTCCAAACACAAGTACCAGAATTACGATTAAAAGTTTTTTCTGGCGGACAAGCAATTGTTATTTGAGGAACAAATGAACGATTATTGTTATATTGTGGAGGATCTGGGCATTTTGGAGCTTCAAATGTACGATTACCATCATATTCAACAAATGTATTACAATAACTTATTTTTACAGTTTGACTTTGAATATTATCTTTTAAAGCATAACAAGATGTTTCATTATCTGGATCATAAATTTTACCAAAAATCTTTACTTTAAAATGATCAGGACTTGTACCCGGTTGCCATGATTGTTGAGGGACAAAAACATCAGGAAACGTTAAACTAGTTGAAACTGTATAATATTGTTGATCTTCAAGAGTAATACCTGAAACAGTTGCACTATCAAGAGAAATTCTATTAGATTCGCCATTTCGCCAATGTTCACCTATATAATTACTTTCATCTTCTACGTTATTACAACCTATACAATTTATTTGTCCTACTTCATAATAAGAATCTATTTTAAACCAACTTGGAATTTCATGAACAAGTGTATACTGATATTTAAAATTCATCGCTGCTTCACCTAAAATAATTTCAGATTTGTATGTTGATGTTGGTGATAGTTGAATTGTAACTCCATCTCTTAACAATTTAAATTTTAAATATAGAGGTTCTGAATAATTTCTAAAATTATCTAATGCATAAGCTCTTACCCAATAAAAACCATCAGGAAAAGGTTTTTCAAAAAATTTAATAAAAACATTCGCTATACCATTTTTTTGTGATACATCATATTCGTAAAATCCAACTTGATTATCTGCTAAAACATTCGAAGTAGGATCAGAAGATTCTAAAAAAATTCCATTTGAAAAAGAGCTCACAAAACTTGAATCAGATTTATTTTTTAGTTCCACTCTTATATACTTAGTATTAGCATTACCTTTAACAGTAAATTGCATAACATTATCTTGTATATGACATTGATCTTTAAATCTAATTTCACCAGTGTTAATATTTACAATATCACCATCATTAATACCTTTAAAATATTCTAAATTTAAATCTAAAGTAGGTACAGTTAAAGAAACAGATAATCTTAATGCTTCATAACAACCAATAATGTTACCATTAATATCTAATTTTTCTACTTCACAAATTAAAGTTCTATCACTATAAGGTATAGTTTCAGTTGGTGCAGGTTGTTTCCAAACAACTTCTACAAATTCATTTGTGTTAGCTCCAATAATACTACCATATATTTCATTGGTTGTATTATTTAAAATAGACCATTTAAATGAATATGCAGTTTTATCAATATAGTCACCTGTGAGTTTTTTTACAGAATAAATATTACTTTTACCAACTGTAGCGGTTGCTCTTAAATTATTAGCCATTATAATTTTTAATTTTGTTCACTTATTATTAATTCAGGACATGATGCACATTGTTCAATTGTTAATAAATCGCATAATTCATCGTCTTTGTCTTTTATAGTAGCCCATACTTGTCCTGTTATATAATACTTTTCACTATATTCTTCGTCATTATTACTAAAAATAACATTAAAAATATTATAATGAAATTTATTTAAAATACTAAAACTATTAAAATCTGCATTACTTAATTGTTCTATTTTGAAAAATCCAAATACATCAGCACTATTTTTATCATAATTTAACTCTTCGTTTTCCATAACAGATGAAATATGCCAACCATTGGTTCTACATTTTAATGTTTCTTTATTAATAACAAAAACAATATTTCTTAATGTAAAATTATTATATTTAGAGTTTCTTAATAATCCTATTCTAAAATCAACAAGAACCCAATTATTCATTCTTTTAAATCTTACATAAGAATCAGTTGTTATATCAACCCAATGTTCTACATTTTGATCTGTCGGAACCAAAACAATACCTAAATTAATATCTAAATACGAAGAGCTAAAAATTTCAATATTTTTAGCATCAATAATTTCCCACTGTTCACTTCGTTCCATTGTATCTTCCCAAATTGGAAGATAACCCTTTCTATCAGGAAAACTAACGTCATTATTTTTAGTTTGAGTATCTAAAACAAATCCATTCGAATATTTTGATGCATAAGCATCTTTTGTATCAATAAATAATTGTTGACTAAACGGAGTTTTTCCTATTAATAATTTATCAGCAGACAGTTCAATATCTAATAAATGATTGCTTATATCAATATTTTTTTCAGATTTGATTCTTAATCTTTCATGATTATTTGTAAGATAATCGTTTGAAATTGTAAATCCAGATCCACATAAAAATCTAGTGTCAAATTCAATTAATTTTGAATTTTGTAAATGTATATGTTCACCCGCATAAGCATTTAATCCGCCATTAAAACCAACTCCACAGTTTGAAATTTTTAATTTATAGTTATTAAATGAATCAGAAACCTTTATTAAAGTAAAATTTTCAATTTTACCATCATTAGCTTTAATTTGATCTTGATTATCTGAATATAAATTTGAAAGTAATAAAGACGAATAACTATATCTATTTGAAATTACATCATTATTAAAATCAGCTGAACTATAATTTAGAGTACCTGAATCACATTTAATAGAATTTAACGCTTGCCAATTTAAATCAGATTCTCCTGGAGGTCCTGGAGGTCCAGGTTCTCCAGGACATCCAGGCTCACCTTGAATACCAGGAGGTCCCATAGGACCTCCACCAAATTCAGCTATTTCTTTAAAATTATTGTTTAATTTATTAACCATTATACCAATATCGTCAATATTTATATTAATATAACTTAAATTTAATCCATCATAAAGTGGATCGATTTTTATTCTTGTATTTGAGTCGTTATCAATCATATTTTTATATATTTAAAAATATTTTGTTGGAATTAATTTATAAATGTTAGGAAAAAATTCATAATAAAAATCAACTAAACCTGTACTACTTGATTGTGAAAAATTATTATTGTTATCGATGTCTAAAATAACGAAATCATTTAAATATTCAAATTCGACAATTTCATTTTTAACTTTAATAGGTTCTTCTAAATAATTAGAATAATTTTTAACCGAAGATCCAAAATTAAATAATTTTAATTTTGTCCATTTATTATTATTAAAAATAATCTCATCACCATTTAAATTTTCAATAGCCCAATCTTTTAATATAGAAAATCTTGAAGTATTATTTGTTATATTTCCACCAGAAAAATAATACCAATTAGTTCTATTTCTTGAAAATATTGGTTCACCAAAATCATCATAATAAGTAATATTTTGTAAAAAAATATCGTTTATTTTAAATTTACTTGAATCAAAATTTAAATTATTAAAATTAAAACGTATTCTTGCAAACGTTTCATTAGGTGTTACTATAATTATTTTATTTTGTTGAATATATGCTTTTAGAAAAGTGGTATTAAAGTTATTTATTTCATTTACAATAGAATTTATAACATTATTTAAAGTACCTGTATTGTCAAAATATCGATAATTAAATGATTTTTGAATATATTTAATAGATATATTTTTAATAGTTTTACATTTATAAAAAAATTCACCATTATAATCTAAAACATAAATATAAGAAACGCCATTTTTATATTCATATCTAATAATTTCAAATTCTATATTTTTAAAATATTCTGTTGTTAAATAAACCATATTACCTTCTTCGAGTCGATGAAAACCATCAACAGCTATTATACCTATTATTGAATTGTGTGATCTTTCAAAATTAAATTTACAACTATCAATTTCTAAAATATAATCTTTTAATTCTCCAGAAGAATTTCTGGAACAACATTTAGAACTATTTGCAATTAATCTAAATCTTTGATTATAAACATTTATTTCTATATAATCTGATGAATTAAAATATCTATTATCGCTTTTTAAATCTTCAAACGAAAATATTATATTATTATCTGAATAAGAATTCAATTCTTTATATTTCGCAGATTTGTTACTGGGTAAAATATCTATAAAATTATTAAAATCAACAAAAGGCTTTATAATTTCGATATTTTGATTATCAAAATAAAAATTATTTATATTATAAAAATTACCATTTTTGTCACTTATTACAAAAAGATCATTTGTTATAAAATTTTTATCTATATTATAGTTTGTAATAAAACCGTATTCGTCAATCCAAGATTTGTATCCAGGTGATATATTATCAATAGTGTATTTTTTAGGCACCCAATCACCATATACTGTTTCATATTCCGTCTTCATAACATAACTATATTCACCATCTGTATCACTAATTATTTCACTTGGATATATTGTACATTCTTCTAAATTATTATAAAAACCATAATCAGAATCTGTTTCAATTATATTAAAATTAAAATTGTTTTCATTAATGTAACTATATGGTAAAATTATATGATTATTGTCAGATTTTATTTCATAAGAGTTATTTGAGTTGAAGTCTAAATCTTTTATATTTAGATTAAATCTACTATTTATATCTTCTTTATTAAATTTTAATATACTTATTTGATCTTTATTAAAAAAAGCTCCAAATAAATAAGCTGTATTGTATTCTGTATCAAAATAAAATTCAAAATTAAAAATTTTTGGTGAAATATATTTATTAGTTTTAAAATAATTATAAATAAATGTATCGTCTATAGTATTACTAGGAATGTCAATAGTCTTAATTTCGCGATAACCATTAAAATTTATAATATTAAACTCTAATTTATTATCTACTTGTTTAAATATCTGTTCAGGTGCATTTGTTGAAATATAGTTTAATAAAGAATTAAAATTTTCACCAGAATTAAAAATAATTTCAGAATCTTTTAATGTATATTTTATTAAATTATCATTTAAACCATTTGAGTTTATAACATTACTTAATTTAGGAGAATAAAATATTATAAACTGTGAAGGTGGTAAATCGTTAGAAAAAATAAGAGAAGTTTTATATTTAAAACCTTTATTTGTTTTAGAACTTATATTTTTAGATACATTATTTAAATATTGAGTAGAATCACTTAATATTTCAAATAATTTTTCACTTTCGTTATTTGCAATAAGTTTATCATAAAAAGAATAAAAAGAAAGATCTAATTTATAAAAATTATCTTTGTTTATATTAATAAAAATATCATCTTTAATAGAATCAGAACTATAATTAGATAAATAAATTAAATCATCTATTACTTTAAATGTGATATTAGCTGTTAGACTATTAATAGATGATTTTAATGTTATATTTTCGTTTTTATTTAAAAATTCAGTAAGCATTTTTTATTGTTTGTTTTGCAAAACTAATACTTGTTCTTTTAAACTTTTTATATCGTCATTTAAAGTTTGAATTGTTGGAAGTTGAGAATAAAAAACAATATATTTTAAAACTATAGCTAATAAACTATCCAATAATTTAATTTCAGAATTATAATTATCAACATCCGCTTCTATTATAGATACATTTGACCATTCAGAAGCAATATTTTTTTCAAAAATCTTTCTATATTTAAATTGAATTTCATCACCAATATTAGCATTAACAAAAACAACATTTAATGGATTATCATTATCATTTATATTATCAAAATTATTATCAGCGCCTGAATATCTTTCGTAAGTTTCAACTATATTCCAATTTGAATAAGTACCATCAATTATTTTATATCTAAAAGCAAATTGATATTTAATTATATTTAATTTAATATCTGGTACTGCACCTGCATCTAAAGTAAATTTTATTTTTAATCCAAAATTTAATTTAGATTTTAAGTCAATGATTTTAGCTTGATAACCTTGTAACAAATTTAATTCGCCTTTTGAATCTGCTGTAATTGTAGAAAAATCACAACTATTATTAGTAACATTTGTAGTAATTTCTTTATTTAATGTATCTATTTCAGAAAATAAATTAATATTTCCTATTGAAATTATATCATATTTTGGATCAGTTGGTATATGTTTATACACAGCAGAATAATCATTATTTATAGTTGAATTAGTATTACTATCTTCTATTTTAACAGTATCAGTTAAAAATTTAGAAAAATCTTTAATATGTGAATTATAAAATTCAGAGACCGTTATAAATGCACTACCATCACTATCTTGTATTAATAAATCATCATCATTTAAAAATATACCATAACCAAAATCTTTAGATATTACATTATTAATAGGATCTATAGGTTTAATAAAAATGAATGTATATTCCGAAACACCAATTGTTACTTCTAATTCTTTTAAATCAGAAACATCATTAACTAAATTTAAAACACCTTCTATTTTTAAATTAGAAAAACCTTGAATTTTTAATAATTTTACTATATTATTAGATTGTCCATTTTTTGAACTATTATCGATAGAAAAAATTTTATATAAATTAGAATTGTTATAGACCAATTGCGAATTTGTATAGATATTGTCAATATTTTTTAATTTAACAACATCGTATGCAATACCTCCTGATATTTCAACAGGTAAAATATCTGTTATTGTAAATTCAGATTCATTTGTAATTTCAATTGGAGTTAATCGGTTAATTTCAATATTTTCATAATATGTAATCTTGTCATTTTTAAGTTTTTGTATTAAATCATCGTGTTTTGTAATATTAGAATAAGTATTAATAGAAAAACCTTTTGGTTGATTATCTTTCTTTTTAATTGTTATTTTTTTTACTAAAACTTCTTTTAAATCACTATTAATATTTGTATTTTTTATTAATTCATCAATATCTAATTTAACATAAATTAATGGATTTAAAAGATTTTCAAAAAAGTAATTTGGCTTAAAAAACGCATTATTTACATCTAAACTTTTTATATTTATTTTATCTAATTTTATAGCTGGTAAAGGTTTATTGTCAAATATTATAGGTCTATTTTTATCACTACTGACAAAGTTATTAACTATATTTTCTAAACTTTCAATTTTATTATTTATAAATCTAAATGATGGTAATTTAAATGTAAATGAATTTCCATCAACGACGGAACTAAATGAAGTTTCATTAGAATCTGAAGTCATAGATTCTGTAATACCTAACAAAATATTCAAAGTTTCTTGATGAAGTAATACAAAATCATTTAAAATTTTTGATATTGAATTATAAGTGTTGCTCATTTATGTTTTATTTTAAAATATCTATTTCAAATACGTTATTAATTGCATCTATACAAATTATTTCAAAAATAGGACTATTTGAAAAATTTGCTGATGATATTTTTGCTATATTAGTATAAGTATTGTTTAAAAATTTAGTATTAATTATAAACGATTTGTTGTTTGTTTTCAAATCAAATATACCATTAAATACAATTCTAACAACTTGTCCATTAACCCAAGTATTATCAGAATCTTTTATATTTAAAACTATATTTTTTTCTAAAATCCAATTTGATGTTTTAAGTTTAATATAATTATTAGCCATTAATAAATTATATGTGTAAGTATAATTATTTGTATCTCCAGTTAAACTAGTTAATTTATTTTTTTCATTTGAATTTTTATCATAAACAATAGATTGATCTGAAATATTATATGTATTTTTTAAATTTAAAATAAAAGTGCCATTACCCGCTATTCTATTAACGTAAATTCCTACATCACTTCTAAATAAATTTTCTGATACTTTTACTGCAGATAAATTACCATTTTTAATATCATTCATAAATGAATTATTATCGGTAATTAATTTATTGATGTCATCTAATTTAAGTATATTTAAATCTGTTTGAAATTTTTCTAACAAATCAATTCTTGATTTTAAATTTTCGATAATATTTGAATTTTTGTAAAATTCACTTGATTTTAATTCATTTAACAATGTTGTAGAGCTATTTATTTTACCTAAATTTTCTATTAAATAACTTGACATTTTTCTTGTAGTACTTAAAGCATCTAAGAACATGTCCATTGAAATTGTATTACCATTTGAAATTTCTGTAATTTTATTAACATACGCATCTATAGGTGATGCATCAATTTTAAATTTAATCCGTCCATTAAATGCATTTCCACTATTTTGAGTAACTTTATTTGGTACACATTTTTGAATACTTGAAATTATCGCAGATCCTAAAGGGACATAAACATGACTACTTTCTTCTTCAGAAGTTACATTTACATTATCTAAAAAATAAATACCAAATAAATTTGTAGCTAAAACATTTCCATTTATAGTTGTACTGTTATTATTTGAATCAGAAGAACTTGTATTTGTAGTTTGTTGTCCATTATCAATCAAATCATAATATATTAATACTGCATTAAATTCAAAATCTTTTGTTTCGGGTGAAGTTGCTATATCAGTAAAATTAGAATAATTACGTCCAGTATAATCTTTCAAATAATTATTAATATCAAAATTAATATTTATTCCATCTAATGTTGATCTAGTAAATATAGTCCAGCCATTAAAAGTACCATTTTCGTTAATTTCTATATTATGTGGAGTTAAAGCGTAAATTTCGTTGTTTGCATGAAAGTATTTATCTTTCTGTTCTGTTTCATAAGAATAAGAAACACTTTCGCTTGTCCACCAACCAGGTTCAAATGAAGTTTCATTAAAAGAATTTAAACTTGAATTGTACTTATATTTTTTTACATCACTATAATCATCTTCTATATAATCATAAAAAGCTTTATTACTAAAACCATCTATTGGGTGAATGTCATTAGAAGTTTTACCTAATATATAATATTTATCACTTGAAGTATCATTTCTAGTTAAAACCATACCAGGTTTATAATTTTCATCTTGTTGTGATGTAAAATAAATATTTTTAAATTGTCCCGCGTCAGCTGGAATTCTATAATAAACTTCAAAATAAGAATTTTCAGTACCGAAATAATTATTTGATACATCAAGTTCACCAATATATTTTACAATCCTTTCATATTTTTTAACCAAATCATCTTCTTCTGTAAATAAATTACTATTAGAATTAGAAATTGATTTAAATCTTATTGCTCCAAGTTCTTTAAGCCATTTCCAAAATGCATATTCTGAAACGGTATGAGGATTATTTTGATTATAATTTTCGTTAGATATAATGTTAGTTTCAAAATTTAGCATATAATTTTGTAAACTTTCAGCAAAATAAAGATTCATATTTACATTAGAGGTATTTCGCATTTCAATTTCGTTAAACGCACCAGGAATAGCTTTAAGTCTAACCAAATTTTCTTGGTATCTATTAGGATCATTAGAAAATTCTGGTATTTTAATTAATGCAAATTTTGAAAAAATAAATTTTCTTGTAGAATTATCACTAAAACTTAATCCAAAATCTTCTGAAGCTGAATTAAATGTATAAAAAGTGCCACCACTTTGAGTTATCGGCCTAATATAAGGTGTAGTTTTTGTAAAATATTTTTCTGCCATTATTTTTTACATTTTTAAAATTTTATTCAATCGTTGCACCGTTTAAACTCAGAACAACCCAATTTTTATCATAAGAAATTAATCTTATAGTTTGATAACTCATTGTAAATTTAACTCCTTTATCTGAAGGCATTTTGTTAGGATATTCTAAAGATGATCCATCAATATAAAAATTATATACTGAGTTTTCAGGTAATTTAACTACAATTTCTAAAATTTGTCCATTTATTGAAGGTGATCCCAACATTATAGTGTTAATTATGTTATCATTGTCACTAGGATTATAATCTGTCCAATCGATTAAAAGACTATTTCTATTAGGTGTAGGAACAAATCCAACTCCAGAATCCATCATTTGTTGCGTTTGCGAATCTAGTTTTGAATAAAAATCTTTAGAAGAAGTTACAATACCATTATTTGTACCAATATCATTTAAATAAAAAGCACCACCAATATTTAAACTACCATTTATATTTAAATTAGTCGTTGAAGAACTCAATATTAAATTTTTTAAAACAGTTAAATCTTCACTAATAGTCGCTGTTTTTGCAGTAAAATTTTGTCCAATTGTCAAATTACCTTTAAAAATTCCCGAACTATCACTATTAAAATTTATAATACTTAAATCCGAAGATGAAATTGTTATTCCGTTAAGCGTAGGAATTAAACCACCATCTACTTTAAATGTTGAATTTAAAGTATCTAAAAATATTTTTGTAGTTTGAAAATTTGAATTAATTGTTTCTCTAACAGATTGTAAAGAATCGTATAAATTAATATCTTTAAATGTAATAGCCATTTTTTTATCTTTTTTATTTGTTTTATATATCGTTAGAAATAATTTCTATAAGATTTTTTTTGACAATAGAAATTATTTGATCATTAATTTTAACTTTCATTATTACTGTATATAATGAATTTTTTGTAAAGGTCCATATTAAAAAATTTTTCTTTGATTTTGTAAGTAATTTTGAATTATTTTCATCCCAAATTTCCCACTCAAATTCTGTATCATTATCAAAATCCATAGACTCTTCAAATGTAAAAAACAAAGTATGACCTGGGTTTAATTTTAATCTATTTTTTGTAATAATAGAATTTTTAGATAAAAACCCATTAATTCTTGAGTTATATTTATTTTGAGAAATGTCATATAAATCGTTCCAATTTGGTGGATTGTTGTAACCATCAAAATAAATTTGCTGCCATCTATCAATAAATCCATTAGGTAAATTATTTATAGAAACAGTACAACCTTTAATACCTTGTATATCATATATTTCAGATTTTGAATTAATTTTTGCTTTTGCTTTTATTTTATTTTCAATTAAATAAAATTCAAAATTTCTAAAATTTGATTGTTTAGAATTTTTAAGAATTTCAAGTGCTTTATTAATTCTAAAGGTTGGGTTTATATTAATTAAATCGAAATATTCAATTTGATCCCCTATCTGTAAGCCTGATTGTAATCCTACATCTATTATAGTAAACCCAAAATTAGGAAAATCTTTTAAATTAAATTGACTTAAATCAAAATCTACAATATCTTGAAATTTTACATTTTTAAGTTTATTCCAATTGATATTTGAATTATTATAAATATTAGCATAATTATAAGAAAAATCTTCTATCCATTTTGCATCATAAAAAGGAGTTAATTTACAAATATCGTCATCTAATTTTATGACTGAATTATTATTTATAGAATCTACAGATTTAATGTTATAAACTAATTCACCATAAGTAGGTTCAGGTAAAATATACCAATCAACTTCTTTATTTTTAGCATATATTTTTAATATATTAACACTATCTATATTTATTATAGTTGAATTGTCAGCATAAGTAAAATCTTTAACATATAATAAAATTGGATTCCGTTGAATTTCTAATTTTTCAAATTTATTAAAACTTGTAGAAGTTACATTATCGTTGATATAATTAAGTGAACTATCATTTTTTATTTCTAAATAAATATAACCACCAGTTAAATCATAATTTATACTTTGAATTTTATATGTATAATATTTATCTTTATACTTTAAATCTACAAAATCGTTTTGTTGAAAAAATGTATAATATTTTGATCTAACTATTATAACATCATCTTTAATAAAAAAATTAGAACTATCAAATTGTAAAATTTGAGTTAATAAAAATCTTGAATTTTTTTCAATAGGTATTTTTTCATTTATAACTAATTGTTGATTAGTAAAAGATTCCAATTTATAAAAATTATTATCTAAATAAGATTTTTCAAATACTAAAGTATTTTCGACATACTGATCTTTATATTGATTGTAATTATTATAAAAATCATTGTCTTGTAATGTTACTATATTATTTTGTCTATCTATATCAATAATTTTAGAATATTTAACATAATCTTTTAACGCATTTTGATTTAAATAATAAGAATAATTAAGTTTATTCCAAATTAAATTAGTTTTAAATATATCAAATTCTTGATTTTCTTTTATTAAAGAATAATTATTTAAATTCCCTTCAACATCATTAAATAATATATTAGAATTGACAGAGTCGAATGAATTATATTTTTTATATTGCTTACTACCTAAAGCGTAAAAATCATAAACACGATTCTTTACTTCAAAACATTTTCTTTTTCTTTTTATTCTACGAGTATTTGTTAAATCTACGACTTCACACATAATATCATATTTGCCTATTTTAGGGACGAAGATGACATAGTCTTTTAATTTCGATATATTACCTTCAATTGTAAATTTAAAGTTACTAGGATCATCAGAATTAACTATAGTCCACCTTAAACCATACCCATTATAGTCCAACATTCCACCTAAAGAAAAAACTTTACTACCATCATTGTTTGAAAAATTATCAATATATTTAATAAAATCAAAATTAAATCTTAAATCAGCCCATACCAAATCTCTTGGAAGCAACTTTAAATTAATAGCAGATCCTTTTATATTATTTAAATCAATTAAATTATAAATATTTTTATCAGAATATTCTTTAGTAAACTTTAAAATTTGATCTAAAAAAGCTTGTTTTAATTGTTGTTCTGTTGGGTATGATTTTAAAATTTTATAAATTGGTACTAAATTCGAGTCACCAAATATTTGAACAGTTGTTAAATTTAAATCTTCTACAAAATTCCAATAACAATCTTTATTAGCATATATTTTATTACAATATTGATTACCATTTTTATAAGATGTAGATTCATAAAAATAACCTGTTAATTCATCAATATAATAAGAATTACCGTCAGGATACGATGCATTGCAACAAGGTTCACCTTCTCCAAAAAATAATTTATATTCACCTCTAATTTCTTTATTATTTGATATAGATAAAACTTCGTTTCTTAAAAAATTTAAATTAATATCTTTTAAATTATTTAATTTATTTGTAATTGAAACTTCTTCAAATTGATGAAATAATCTTTTATAAATAAAAATTAATTTTTTTAAATCTGACAAATAACTATATTCAGGACTACATTCAAAATTTACAGAAGTATCTGGTTCTAAATTTATCATTTTATCAAAATCATCCCAAGTTAATACTTTATATTTTATAAAGTATACACCTTCTGCTGCAATATCAATTATTTTTACATGATGAGGTAAAAAATATTTTTCTAAAATTTTCTTTAAACCATATAACTTAATCATGAATTCATCAATAGAATATTCATAATTATCTTCCATTATCGGGTAACCAAATTCGTCCCACTGACCAGTAAATTTATTTATAGAATAAGACAAACCAAGTCTTGAAGTTTTTATAAAATTAGGATTTTCTATTAAATCTCCATATACCCAAGTTTGCCAATCTACTGTATTTCTTATATTTTTTGGTACTTCAATCTCTTTTGGAATATCGACATATTGAAAACGCGCTTTATTATTAGCTAAATCAGAAAGTTTTATATTATAAAAATATTCTTTTATATTTAAATCTTGATAACCTAACCATTTTAATGCATTTCTAAAAGCTTTATAACTGCCTAAATAAGGAAAAATTTCATCACCTACTAAAAGAAGCTCTTTATATTTATTGTTAATAAATATATTATCTTCAAAATCATCATCTATATCACTTTCTTTAAATATATAAAAATCCGCTTTTTCTATTTTTCGTCCAAAATTTTCTAATATTTTTGGAAGTCTTTCATCTTCACCAACAGTTTCACCATATAAATTAATTTCAGCAATTTTATAAGTATTTTCAATATAACTATTTAAATCATCTGGATCTCTATAATTTCTTTTAACAAAAAATAATTCTAAAGTTCTATTAAATGATCCTTCAACATCTGAAGTTATTGCAAAATTTAATTTAATAGGGTCATGATTTATATCGTTTTCAACTAAAATACGTCTTAATTTATAATTTGGTAAATTTTGAATTATTTGTGGAGTAAAACTTCCATCCTCGTTTTCGGTATAATATATTTCAAAAGTTGGATCTTCAAAAGCATCACTTATACCATTATCGAATCCATATTTTTCTATAAAAAAATTTCTATCTAATACACCATTAGTTATATCTAAATCAGAATTTTTATATTTAATTATATTAGGGTAAGTTTTACCTTTATCTTCGCAAATTGCTTTTTCATTTCTATAATAAACTGTTTTATCTAAATTTGATATTTCAAAATTAAAAATATTATCTTCATATTTATTATTTACCCATTTAAAATAAAAAAACGATTGATCTAATTTTGTTTCGAAATTTGATCTTGGTCTAACGAGTTCGGGTATATAACCAAAATTTTTATTTTTTAAATCTAAAACATTTTTTTTATAACTTTCTAAATAATTATAACCATCTTGTGTTAAAGAAACATACCAATTACCTGCTTCCCAAAATCTTTCTATATAATTAGGTCTATATGCAACAAATTCTTCTACTGCATCCGTACCAAGTGTTTGCCAATCAAAAAAATTCAATAATTCTGTTTCATTAACTTTATCTTTATCACTTAAAAAATTCATTATCTTTATTTCTAAAGGTTCAAATTCACTCATTTTTGAATATAAATCAACTGATCTACCTACATTTTTAAGAATCTCTTCAAATATATAAAGAGTTTCAGTTTCAAAAAGATTAGTAGATACCTTTTTAAAATAAAGACTTAATTTAAAAATTCCATCTTCTAATTCTGGAGTAATTTCACTACCTTGTTTATTAAAAAATCTTAAATGTTCTAATGCCATTAATTTTTAATTGAATTTATTGAAATTTTTATCAAAAGTATAATTATAACTTTTTTTAATATTTTTTACATATTCTATCATAAAATAAACTAACCGTTCTATTTGATCTAAAATTGAAGCTCTTTTTTCTTCTAAATACATAGCACTTGATAATGTATTTCTAAAAATTTTACCTTTATAATTGAAACCTAAATTTTTTCTATTATCGTTTCTTGAAAATAAATGATCTTCAAATTTTTTATTCATTTTTATAAACTTTTATTATAACTATAACGTATTTCAGAATCAGAATTTTGTCTTGAACTTTCTTTTGTAAAAATAACATTAACTGCACAACTCTGATTTTTACTTAAACCAGAAAGATATGTAGTACCAACTCTGTCTTTCCAACCACCTCTAAACAATGGTATTGTTCCATTTTGAATAACAATATCACCATTTATATCTATATAATCAGCTGCAAATTGTCTTATTTCTAATTGAGAAAATATAATTCTAAGTTTTGTATCTGTATTTAAATCATTGTATTTTTTAAATTCAGTTGTAATATTATTAATAACAGACGGATTACCATTTTTAAACAATTCGGGTATGTCATCAAGATTTTCATTTGTTGTATTAAGTGTCAATAAAGCAGACATAACTTTTTCAATATCTTCTGAAATAAAAAATAACGAAACAGAATCAAGACCATCAATACCTTCTAAAGATGCTATAATATCTGATTTTGGTAGAATATCATTTCTTTTAAATGATGAAAAATATGAACTTAATCTTTCAATAATTGAATTATAAACATTGTCTTTATTATAACCCTCCCAAGTTTTTACATATAAATATAATACATATTTTTTAAAAATAGGATCAACAAATTTTAAAATAGAATTTATTATTTTTTTACCAGATTGTTCGACTAAATTATAAATTTTAATTTTTTCTAAATCAGTTAATTTAAAATACTCCTCAGGTATTGTAAAATAATTTTCACCTTTTCTATATCTTTTTGAAATATCCGGTATTAATAAACAATATACTATATTGTCTAACCAAGGCCTAACATAATCAAATTTTGTAAAAATATCTATATATGAAAATAATTGAAATTTTTCAAAAAACGAAAAATAATGAGATGTATTTGCTAAAACAAAAGATCTTGATGTATTAGGAGCGATTAATTTTGTTAAAAATAAAGGTTCTGGGTTACTTGCAAAATTAACAGGAGTTGCTAAATAAATATTAAAAATTTCATTTAAATCAATTTCTGTTCCTTGTGAATCATAACCGGAATCTAAAAATTCAAACGATGCACTATCATTATTTACGATATTACCATCTTCACCATTATTAAGTAAATATTCAACTTTTATTTCAGCTCCAGGAGATGGTGCTAATCCAAAATTATTATTACCAAAATATAAATCCAAACCACCATTTATACCAGTTCTAACAATACAAGCTTTTTCATTATAAGTTAAATCTAAAAAAGAATCTTTAATACCCCACTTTTCACCATTTACATAGACAGAAATCATAAATTGATCTACATATAATCCAAGTTTTGTAAAAATATTAAAACTTTGATATAAATTTCCATTTGATGTAAATGTTTGTGATTCAGCGTAACCTTGATAAATTTTAAACATTCTTTTTTCACCAGGTTGAAAAAGATTTAATTTAAGTTCTTCTTCTGAAAAAACGGCGGTATACATTAAACCCGTATCATTATTTTTCAAACGAGATAAATTTTTAATTGTTATTGTAGGTCCTGACATATCAGGAATTATACCATTATGCGAAATCATTAAAGATCCAGAAGCTGAAATTGCACGCGTAGGGTTATGTCCTGCTAAAACTGCTAAACCTCTAATCGAATTTGGTCTAGAAGCTGTTGTCATAAACATTTCAGTAATAGAATCTTCTATATAGTAAAATATTTTTTGAGACAAATTTATTAAAGTTACCATTATTTGTCCCCAAGGACTTGCCGCAGTAAACATATTTCGAGTGTTTTTATAAACACTTTGTATAAAATCTGTTACTTCAGTACTTAATTCATCGAACTTAATTTTTGAAAGTTTAAAATAGTTCATGTTTACACTTCAATATCTAATATTTTTACATCATCAATTTTAATATTTAAAACAAGCATATTATGATAACCTTCACTTTTAATACCTACATCATAATCTATTTTAAATTCAGATGATTCAGGCACAAATTTCGCTAATTGTGTATAAAAATCATCCCTTATTTGTAGTTCATTATATTTTGTTTCAAATAAATAATCATCTAAATTCATTCCTAACTCAGGTTGTCCAAGAACTTCACCTTTACGAGTATAAAGAATCATTTTAATTTTAGTAATTAAATTTTCTAATTTTGAATCTGATTCTAAAACATTTTTTCTATATTTTGGATCAGTAGAATCTCTAAAATAAATTTCATTGTATGACATTTTGCATTTATTTTTTAATGGTACATAAAGAACCAATCTGCAACATTTTCTTCGTCAATTTTTTGTAAAACCCATTCAACTTCTGTTTGACCATCTGATTTTAAATCAGCAAAATTAACTTGAACATTACCAGGTAATGGAAAAGGGTACATACCTAAAATATTTGCCAACGAAATTTTTGATTTACCAATAATAAATCTTAAAAAATAATAATCATCGTATAATTTATCGATAGCAATTTTTGAATAACCTTCAATATAAACATCAAATTTAGGATCTCTTCCCAATATTCTTAATTTGTGCGTATTCCTATTATAATTATAAGCAATTTGTTCTAAGAAAAAAGCTTTCGCTAAATCAAAATATTGATATTGTGCAGTTCTCATAACTAAATCATCACCATGAAAACTTGAAAGAAATATTTCTGATGCTATTAATCTGTCTTCAGCAAAATCACGATCTATATTACCTAATCTACCAACACCATTAATTTCCTTCACATTATAAACTGAAACTATACATTCTGGTAATAATAAAGTTCTTGTTTTTTTAAATTGAGGATTGTTAAAATCCTTTTTTTCTATAACATAATGCTGAGGTTCGGCAGCAGCACTATAATTTTCAAAAAACCATCTTGAAGATTGTAAAATTATTCTTTTTATTTCTTTTTCTTCAAGAACTATTGGTAATGAACCAGAACCTGAAAGTTCATTTTGCACTTCTTGAATAAAAGTAGATTCAGTCATTTAAGTACTTATTTTTTTAATTTTCGACTTTTATACAATTATTTAAAATTGCTAATTGCGATGGTTCACCACTTCTAATTATACATTCATCTAATGTTCCATTTATTAAATTCTCTTTATTGTCAATATAACATTTAACTAATTTATTATTATACTGGATAGGTGATGTTATAACTTTACAATTATTTATTAAATTTCCTTGTTGAATTTGACAGTTTTCGATATGCGAATTATTAATTTCACAATCTATAAACATACAATTATTTAAAAATCCTGATATTTTAGAGTTTAAAATTTCATATTTAGATATATTATGACAATTAGATAATTTAGCATCTTTTATTTGAATTTGACCCATTTCACTATCATAATTTATATGTCCTTCTTTAATATTAGCATTAATTAATAAATCATAAATCCTATCCTTAATATTACCCCAAAATGATTTTATAATTTCTTTATCAAATTTCATATCTATAGTTATAACAATTTCCGGATAATTATAAGCAAGTTTTTCTAAACTAAATGTAGATTCTAATATTTTCTTATGATTTTTTAAAATTTTTGACAACTGAAATAAATTTTCTTCTGTATATTGTGGATATTTCAACGTATTATATAATGTTAATACCCAATTATCTTGTAATTCTAAAATTTTATCAATTTTTTTATTATAATTTTCGCCACCTAAATATCTGAACTCTAAATAATTTTTTTCTTGTTTTAAAAAATTTATACCAAAATATTTTGTGTTAGGAACATGAAAATTTTCTGGATTTATAAACTTAATGTTATCTGTTATTACATAAGGGTTATTTGGTTTAATAGTTTTTACAGATCTAGCATAAGTATTAAATTTTCTATTTGGAAAATATTTATAAATTAAATTTTCATCTATATCTAATGCTAATTTTAATCTATCTAAATTTAAAATTGAAATTTTTTCAAATTGTTGTTTCATAGGTAAAAAACTAATATTTAAATGTAATCCTGTTTTTTCAGTCGTCCATCCATTATCGCTTATCCAATTTAAAATATTTATTAAAGTAATTCTTGCTTCATTATAAAGTAAAGGTCCTGTTACTAATTCCTTCATTTCATTACCACCAGAAAAATCAGGAGTTAAAATCCATTTTTTTCTATCAGGCTTTTCTTTAGGCTTTGCAGGAACATACCAATTATCTAAATCTTTTAACTGATATGGTATAATAACCTTTTTCTTTAATAATTTACCTATTTCCTTTGCAATTTTTTCATTAGATAATTTTGAAAAAAATTCAAATTCAAATCCAATTTGGCTTAATTGTAAAATATCAAGTGAAGTCATTTAAAAAATAATATTTATTTATATATTTAAAAACTTTTAGGCTCTAAAAATAAGAGCCTAAAAGTGAAATGTATAATTCAGATTTAATTTCTATTTTTTTAACTTTAAATATATTTTATTAGTTTTAGTATCAACAAAATTAATAAGTAAATTTAACTTATCGTTAATTTTTGGTTCAAAATTATTTGGATAATCTTTATAATAAAGTAAACCAACAAAAGAATTATTTTCATAATTAAATTTTACAAATGTTCCATAATCTGTAATATTAAAAATTTTACCTTCTAAATAAGATTTTTCAAATTTATTTTTAAAATCTTCTATTGTAATACTTTTATTTTCTTCTTTATTATTTGTTAAAATTATTTTATTATCGTTTGTTATTTGTTTAATGTAAAAAGAAATATCAGAACCAGATTGATAAAATCCTTTATTAAATTTTAATTTTTCTTCTTCTGTCATTTCGCTTAAATGTAATAAACCCGTAAAAAGGTCATCCCATTCAATAAATATAGAAAATTTAGAAATACCAGTAACTTTACCAAAATATAATTTTCCTATTTCTAAATTTTTTAATTTTTCATCAATAACATATAAAATATATTTTTTATTTGAAACAATAAAAGTTTTATCATCTTTTAAATAATCTTCGATCATTACATCAACTGACTTACCAATAAAATTATTAAAATCTATAATTTTATTGGCAGCAGCCAAACTTCCAGGTAAAAATGTTTTAATACCATCTATTATAGCAATAAAACCACCTCTATTTTTTTCTAAAATTTTAGCTTTATAAATTTTATTAGAATCTTTAATTTGATTAAAAAGTTCTGTTTGCTTATTTAATATAAAATTTTTAAATAATGATCCTTTTATAACTTCATTTTCCTCTGTAGCAATCAACTTAAAATTGCCTGTTTTAAACCAAGATCGACCATTTTCTGAATCTAACCATTTTAAAGCTTCTTCTGTAGTAGAAAAAAATAAATTATTAAGTTCAAAAAATTTCTTTTCTTTTTTATATAATAAAGGTATTTCTAATAAATTTTCACATAATACATTAAATTCACCTTTTTGTATGTTTACAGAAATTAACTCTAATATCTGTAATTGTTCTTCGTCGACAATATCCTTTTTAATAAATCCCCATTTTAAATAATCATCCATCGCATCTGGATGATCAAATTTGTATTCGTTATCTTTTAAAAGTTGTAATACTGTTTCATAATTTTTTTCTATCATTTTTTAAACCATTTATTTAAAAACAAAAATTTAAGCTATTTTAACAATTTCACTACAAACATCTTCTTTAGCTGATTGTACTTGCAAAGAACAAGTACTTGGTGCTCCATATTTAGAATCTATTGCACTGGCTAATTTATTTAAAAGTTCAAATAATTTATCACATTTCGTATCTGGATGATTAGCTGAATGTCCAACTTGCACATCCGGACAATCTATATAATGATGTGGAGATTTTTCTATAATATCTGCACCTCCTGGTGTAATATTAAAAAATGCTGATTTTAACCAAACAAAAAGTCCTTTATTTTTTGTAAAAATTATTTTCAAATCTTCATCTTCATCGTAAACTAAAACCTGAGCATTTTCATAACTTTCTTTTATTTCACTTTGCATTTTTTCATTTATATCCTCAATAATAGAATATTCAGGTGACATTAAATCGCCATTTTGAAAATTAATCCTAACAGGCGTATTTAATTTCGGATATGAAAACGATCCAAAACCCTGAGAACCAGCAAAAATTGTGCTTTGTTGAGGAAAACACCAAGGTAAATCATCATCAGGAATACCATCAAATATACCAGGAATCATTATTTTACATCTTCCTAAAAATAATGGATCGTCACTTTTTTTAATAATTCCTATAAATGTTTTGTTTAAATCCATCACGCATCTTTATTTTTCATTATTATATATATTTTTTGGATTTATTCTACTATTTGGTTTATACCCATCTAAATTAACTCTTCCAAGTTTTATTCTTGTTGGAATATAACCACTAAGATCTGGTTTAGTGATCGAATTATTTACAGGTGTTTCACTAAGATCTAATTTTGTAATTGAATTATTTACAGGTGTTTCACTAAGATCTAGTTTAGTGATCGAATTATTTACAGGTGTTTCACTAAGATCTAATTTTGTAATTGAATTATTTACAGGTGTTTCATTAAGATCTAGTTTAGTGATCGAATTATTTACAGGTGTTTCACTAAGATCTAATTTTGTAATTGAATTATTTACAGATGTTTCACTAAGATCTAATTTAGTAATTGATTTATTTATAGATATTTCATTAAGACTCGGTTTAGTGATTGAATTATTTATAGGCGTTTCGCTAAGACTCGGTTTAGTGATTGAATTATTTACAGGTGTTTCGCTAAGACTCGGTTTAGTGATTGAATTATTTACAGGTGTTTCACTAAGATCTAATTTAGTGATTGAATTATTTACAGGTGTTTCGCTAAGACTCGGTTTAGTGATTGAATTATTTATAGGTGTTTCGCTAAGATCTAATTTAGTGATTGAATTATTTACAGGTGTTTCGCTAAGACTCGGTTTAGTGATTGAATTATTTACAGGTGTTTCTATATTTTCTATAGAAGAAATATTCGTTTTAATATAATTATTTTCAGATTCAACTTTTAATGTATTTAATTCATTTTTAGTTTCATCTTTACTTAATTTATAAATATTGTCATTTTTGAATACTTTAACTTTATTTAAATCTAATAATTTTGGAACATCATAGATATTTTTATCAATAATTTTTTCAATATCTTCGTTAATATTAGTTTTACTATCATAAATATTTTTCCAACTGCCTTCAGGATAAAATTTATCATTACGGATTATTGGTGCTACAATTTTATCTATTTTATCATTTAAATTATTGGCATTATTTTGATTTGAAAATATATTTTTTAATTTTTTTGAAAGACCAAAAATATCTTCTAATTCACTTAAACCACCAGTTACACTATCTATTAAATTAGTAATTGACGAAACTGCATTATAAACATCTTTTAAACTACCAATTTTATCTAAATTTTTAATTATATTGGTTCCATTTTCGTAAGCTGATAAACCAATATCTTTAACTTTCATTATTCTATTTACTTTGTTCGTTACATTTGATATTTCACTACCAAGTTTTTTATCAAGTTTACCAACTAACGCTGCAGCATAAGGTCCTTGCGATGCAATATCTTTAGTAACACTGTCTATACTAAAACCACTATCATCTTTTGTATCAATAGGATTATTATTTTTATCAAATTTTCCTTTAGACTTTGAAGATAATTTTGTAGACTCGATTGAACCATCTTTTGGATTAAAATAAGCTGTCCAATTTAAATGTTGATCTTTATATTTATTTAAATTATATTTACCTTTTATATTAGTGTCATCAACACCAATCCAATCTTCGTTATCAGATAAAATCCAATTCCATATACCATATTGATGTCTTTCTAAATAATTACCAACTTTTATTTTAAATCTCATATTTGCAGGTGTGTCAGGTTTTTGGTTAGTCAGTGTAGTTGCCCAAGGAAAATCTTCAAATATAAATTCACAATCTCTTAATTCTATAATGTGAAATGTCATATTGTTATCTATTGCAGATTGTAATATAGACATTTCAGCTGTTAACGATTTATTGTAATCCGTTGATCCTGAAATTGACGCAACTCTTATATTATCATAAGAAGTTACTCCGCCTTGAATGTCATTTTTCTGTTTTTCAATTGCTGTATTTAATACATTTTCAACTGATCCAAGAATTAAATCTAAATTTCTTATTTCTGATATTATTATTTTTGCATTAAATCTTCGTTTATCGTAAGGTAAAATATCTCTTTTCCATGTTTCGTTATATGTAGCTTTTCTATATAAATTTGCTAAATAAGACATTCTCATATCAACTGTTTCTAATGTATCTATAGTTAAAATTTTATCTTTACCTCTCCAAGTATTACCAGGTGGTTGAGGTTTAAAAAGTTCTTCTACGCCCGAAATAGATTGGAAATACCAAGGCATTTCCTTTTCAACATATTTTAATTGAGCAATAAATTCTGTAAGCATTGCAGCTTCATTTTGTTTGCCTACTCGTTCTAAATAATTAATAGCTGATTCTATTTCATTTCCTTGTAATAACAATCCACCTAAAATTTTATCACCAAGAGTAACACCAGATGCATCGCGATAATCTTCGTTTAAAAAAGAAAATTTAAGTGCAAATCCTAAAAATGTAGGCTCATCAACGCCTTGCATATAAGTATAATTTCTACTAAGTTTATCAGGACTTAATAAAAATTTTCTAATATTAATTTGATTTGTCTTTATCATCTTCTTTTTTATTTTTCACATCAGGCATAGACCATTCTCTTCTACGTAAATTTAACGAAACTGTCCAAATACCATCTGTAGCCGCATTAGGACGAGCAAATTTTTCTAAACTATCTTGTTTATATTCTATAGTTAAACCGTATATAACATATCTACCAGTTAAAAATCTATCTACAGTCCATCCTAATTTTTGACTTTTATCATCAACAGCTTTACCTGCAACTTTACCTCTATTGTCGTCATTAGTTACCATAAACTGAACTGGTATATTTTGACATCTATATAAATTAAAATTAAATAAAGGTAAATGTACATCAATTTGCATTTTTGACGCAAATTCTAAATTATATTCATTTTGTAAAGGCGCTTGTTTATAATAAGCATGGCAATTATGCTCAGGATATAAATATTGAACTCCTAAATAAAAAGGCTTTTTATTATCTTTATAATAATCTTCGTTAGATCTTCCTAACATTACAACATTTTCTTTTTCAGATCCTTGTGTAATTAATGGAGATATATCAAAATTCCAAAATTTTTTTTCTTTTTTATCATAAAAAGAAATATTTGGAAAATGACCGAAATCTTCATTAATAAGTCCAGACTTATTAATGATATTAAAACTATTAAAATAATAATTAGAAGTTTTTAATTCTTTTGCATTTGATAATATAATAGGTTGTTTAGAAACTACAAAATTATCAGTAAGTGAATCATCTATATTAAATGCACCTCTCATTATACCATCTTCCATTTCATAATCCGATGGTACTGAAAATAATGGTCCTAGATTTATAAAATTTAAATTATAATAATAATCAATAAATGAAATATAAAACGAATCTAAATTAGAAAATGAATATTCGGTCACATATTCTATCATTTTTAAGTATGTATAATTTGGACTTAACCAAATCTGTTGATCTTTTAAATCACTTACTTTTTCGTTAGAAGCAAATCCTAATTTTAATTTTGTTGCTATATCAAATAATACTTCGAATGAAGTTTTTCCATTCCAAGATTTAATAAACATAGAATTTAAATTTGGAACATATAGTTCACCTGAAATATATAATATTAATCGGTCACCTTCTGAGTCTTGAGAACGGTTAGAACTTACATTTGTAATTACATAATCGTTACGTATAGGTTTATGTTTATCATTTAAAGATCTAATATAAACATTAATTACATCGTTATCTTTAGGAAAAGATGTACTTAAAAAAATACCTTCTTTTAACTGTAATTTAAAACTACATTTAGGTAAAAAACCTGTTTGATAAATAGTAAATTCAAGAATTTCATCTTTAGAAAAAGGACCATAACCATTTATTTTAATTAAAGGATATGCGGATCCAAATTGAGCAATATGTTTACCAGCAGACATTTAGCTATTATAGTTATATTTTGTTAAAGTCAAAGTATCTTTTGTAATAGTAGATTCTGAAATACTATTTATTTTTAATTTACTTACATCACAACTTACTACTTTGCCTATTTTTTTTGAAATTTTAGGCATATCCGTATTTTTTTTCGTTAAATCTGAATCTACTCCATCTTGTGTTCCTGATTGATCGGAATTATTTTTAATATCTTCTGAAACAGCACTTGAATTATCTGCCATAATTATAAATAAATTTTACTATCAACAATTGTTATTTCTGAACTTCCTGATTTAGCCATATTTGGACTTAAATCTTCCTTTGTTAAAACTGCATTTTTATTGATAGATAATAATTGTTTTGCATAATTATCATATTCTAATCTTTTTTGATCAATTTCAGCATTTTTAGTAGAATCTATAGCTGAATTTAAACTATAATCCAAATCAGCTAACCCTGAATTATCGACAATTTGATTTTCCATCCAAAATAAATCAGGAATATAAATTAAATCACCTTGAGCTATTGAAAATGGATTTGAAATACCATTAAATTTTAATATTTTATCCCAATCATCTTGATTACTGTAAGAAACATACGAAATTAAATCAGGACGCATTTCCATATCATCTCCAACATAAAAATAATCAATAATATTATATTGAGTATTATCGTATCTAACAGATGGATTGATTAAATCAACTATTTCAACACCATCTTTTAAATTTGTAATTATAGGTTTAGTTTCTAAAAGTTTAAATTCCATTATTTAAAAAATAATTTTCCAAGTTTTGCTGCATTTTCAGTATTTGTATTATAAAACTTTTTAGCTGTATTAGATACTTTGTTTATTGTATCACTGTTGTTATCGTTTGATTTTGATTTTGATTTTCCTTTAGATTTCCAAGAAGTATCAATTCTTGAATCTTTCGTTGCACTTGAAACATTCCATTTTTCATCCTTTACACCAAATGGAGCATAATGAAGACGACCTTCGCCTCGATTAAACATTGATTCAATATCACCTTTGTCTCTTGGCTTTCCATGTTCTAATGTAATTTCAAACGAAATATCTGTTGGAAAATCATCAATACCAAAATTTTCACTTAATTTTATTTTTGCATTTGTAACTATCAAATTACCTATAGTTAAAAGCGGATTAAATGGATTTCCAACCATTAAATGCCATTCTCCAACAGGATCACCTGTTAAAGTAGCTTTAAAACCTAAAATACCGGGTCTTTTATCTTTTTGTTTAACAGCCATCCAAGTTTTGGCAGCACCAGAAAGTAAAGTATTTAATGCTTCTCTTGGATTTGTCATTAAACCTCTGATTAAATCCATAACTTGACCGCCTACATTTGCAATTTGTTCACCTAAAGAATCTATAAATCCTGTAAAATCTCCAGAATACCATTGTTCAAATCCTTTTTTTCCACCAGGAAATGGATAACTCGGTTTATTAGGAAAATATCTATTTGCTCCACCCCAAAAATCAGCATTGCTATATGTCAAAGCTAACATATTAGCTATAACGTCAATTAATGCAGCTTTAGGATTAACACCACCAATACTTTTTAAACTATAATGAAAATTTACAGTAATAGAATTTTCAAATTCTAAACCTCTTTCTCGAGCTTTAGTTTTAGCAATAACATTAACAGGTCCATAAATTCTATTTGCATACATACCATCTTTATATGGATCAAATTTAGCTCGTTGTTCATCCCAACCTGAAATTTTTGAAAATCCTGCGCCACCAGAAGCAATAGAAGAAATTATACCAAGAGCTTTTCCAAGACCTCCAAATGGTGTATTCTCTGGACCTTGCTCGTTACCTTGAACTTCATTTATCGAAGAACCTATTTCTCTCCAATTATATTTCCAACCAAACCCTGCTATATTTTCTAATTTATTACCTGTGTCTTCACCTAACCAAGTAATTGCCTTTGCAATAGGTGATGTAAAATTTCCAGAACTTGATTGTCCAAATATCATGGCATTATCTGTAACAGGATTAGGAAAACGTCTTAAAGTAACTAAATAATTATTTGGTATTAATCCAAAATAAGTTGCATATAAAAAATCATAATAATTATATAAATATTGTTCTTTACCACTCCAATTATTAGGATCGCATAAATTATCAACTGTAGGTTCTAAAGCAGTTTCTAAAACTTGATCAAAATCGTCTGTTAAAATATATTGTTTATTATAAGAATCTTTTATTGCCCAAGCATCACCATCAGACGGTACGTTTTTATTTATATTGTTAAAAACACTAGCAGCTTCATCTATTTTTGCAATTTTAACTCTATTTTTGTCATCTGCTATACTTTTCTTGACAGCAGTACAACTTCCTTCACCATCGTTGTCATCTCCATAATAATCAAAATCTTTTTTTAAAATATCACCACAATTTTTAAGATTATTCTTTTTTAACCAATAATCAAGTGTATTAGGTTTATAATCAATGTCTTTACCATAATCATCTTTAGTAGGTACTTGAAATTCTGTTACATCAGGATTTATTTGAACTTCTGTTATTTCATAATTATCACTATTTTTAACGACCTTTTGACATTTAGCATCTTTATCTTTTAAATATATAGTTTTTTGTGTTACGTCTAAAACTAAATTATAAATTGCACCTGTATTAGCATCTTGCCATAAATTATCGTTATCTGTTAAATTATATTTTTGTTTTGTTTCAGAATCTGAAATTGTTACTTTTTTATCTCCTTCACCAACACCTTTTTCTTTAACATCATTTTCAGTTGCATCTGAACCAACTTGTATTTTATCGTTATCTTTTCCATTAGCTGTTAAATTCCTTCTAACTACACCACCAGAACGAAAATTAGTTCTACCTTTTTGATCAATTAAATCAATATTTTGTTTTAAAGAAGCAACGTGTCCAAATCTAATTAAAGCATAAGGATTCATTATAGATGGAGATCCAACCCATTCTGGACCTGCAGGCATACTATTACCAACAGATTGTGTATTTGTATAAGCAACACCAAGACGCCAATCCCAAGGTGTATTTATTAAATCACCTTTTGTAGCTGCATTTATAATACGAGATGCATTTAATTTTATTATTGAATCTTCATAACTAACTTGTCCGTCTATTAAATAACCTGAAAAATAAGATTCAGATTGTTTTTCGGAAGATGCTTGTCCTATAGCTGATGTTGTTAAATTGCCAGCTTCGTCATATGTATTAACATAAGTAACTTGATCATTATACTTTAATCCTTGTGGTTTTGTTGTTTCACTGTTACTTGTGTCAGTATCATTAACGGTATTATTAGTTCCTGTATTTACAGAATTAGAATTATTATCCATAAATTATATAAAATTATTGAAAATTAAAATAATTTTAATATATATTTTTAAATAAACTTGTCAAAAAATTTATAAATTGTTTCATCTGCTTTAAGTTCAAAATCTATTAAATTAAACGACGATACATATAAATTTAATTCTTTAAACAACATTCTTATATTATAAATCGATTCTCTATTAATTTGATTCAAAAAATAAATAATAGTTTTGTATCTTTTGCGTTTATAAGCTAAAAGAATTTCATTAATTAAAATATTTTTTAAAATAAATAAATCGTATTTATTAGTTGTATCTAATTTATTTTTTTCTATAATTTCACTTGGATTTATATAGTAAACCTCTTTTTTCAAAGAGGTTAAATAATGTTTTCTAATAATAGATTTGTTATTTTCTGTAATAAAAATTTCCATTTTTATTTATTTAAAATTTTATTGGCTCTTTTTTCAACTCTTTTCATATATTTATTATACTCAATTTCGGCTTGCTCTTTACCAAAAATTTCATCTAATAAATTTCTGTATCTTGCATCATATATCTCCATTTGATGTCTATAATTATTATAATTATTTTCATCATTATATCTTTTAATACTCCTACCAGCTTCAATTGCTTTGTTGACACGTTCAGACCAAACTTTAAAACTATGTCGTTCTTTATTATGTTGAACTCTATATTTATTTGTAACTTTTATAGTGCCAATAAGCGTTTTAATTTCTATTTTTTCATCTTTTAATAACTGCTTTATAATTTTTCTACGTTCAGAATGATTATAATGTTTTAAATCTTCTTCAGACGTGTTACCTGCATAATTTTCATTTTTAAAATATTGCTTTTGTTGTTTAAATTGTTTCATTTTAATACCTTTTAAAATTGTTTAAAAAATTTTTCATAATAAGCTAAAAAAATACCTTTAAGTAAAATATCCTTATAATTTTTTATTTCTGATATATTAATTAAATCTATATTTTTAAAATAATCTTCATTTTTTGTAGACATCGAATAAAAATGAAAAATATTTTCAGTTTTAGATAAAAAATCTAAATTTAAATCAAATGTACCTAAAAATTCTATTTCATCTAAATTTACAGGTATTTTATTTTTTTCTAAATATGATATTAATATATCAAATGAAATTTCAGAATCCTCAGGTTTTAATAAAATTGCATTTTTTAATTTTACACCAATTTTATTAGGATTATCAAATTCATCTAATAATACTGGTAAAAAAATTACAAATTCTCTTTGAATATCAATTTTCTGTTGGCTCATCTTGTTGTTTTATTTTATAGTACTCCGTAATAGCATCTTTTATGCTATTTTTAATATCTTCTAAATTATTAATTATTATAAAATTATATATTTTATCTTCTAAATTTTCAAATTCAAAATTTTCTAAAATTGAATTTAAAACTATATTTTTAGGAATATTAAATAAAACATTCAAGTAAACTTCACTTTTTTTAATTTTGCTAAATATTAAATTAAATGGATCATCTTTAAATTGATCATTTTTGATATTTTTATTTGTATTTATTGTTTTATTTTTTGATATATCTTCGATATTAGAAATATCTTTTTTATTTAAAACTTGTACATCATCTCCTAAAAAACCTAATCCCATTTTTCCAAATACTTCATGATATTCTGGTGCTTTATCTAATACTTTAAAATCTGTATTTTGTTTTATAACCTCGGATATAGGTTTATTTAAAATATCATCTTCAAGACCTTTTGTTTTATCGATAAAAGTATCGAATTCTTTCATTTCTGTAACTAAAGTTTCTGTTGGCATTACAACTCCAGATTTAAAAACAACATAATATTTACTATTCTGTTCGGCTGTATGATCTACGACTTCAACAATACCATATTTTTTTTCATCTAAATAAATAAATTTTTTATCTTTTAAACTATCTTCGTTTGGATCTAATTTTCTTACTTTTGTTTTTCCCGAAAAAGATGAATTATTAAAACTATTATTTTCACTTGAAGCAGAAGAAGATAAATTTTTTAATGCATTTACTAAATTATTAAATTCCAATTTATACTCCTAAAATTTAAATATATATATTTAAAATAAAAAACACTCATTATGTGCACAATTGTAGCAGCAACTCAAAATAATAAACATTTTTTATTTAAAAATAGAGACAAAAAAAATTATGGAACATTAAAAATAAAGCATGAAATAGTTAAAAATGTTGAAATTGCTTATTTAACTGATCAAACAGGCTGGGTAGAAGGTATGAACGAATTTGGTATTGGATTTATTTTTGCTTATTTAGAAAAAAAGGATTTTTCTAACGAAATGTATAAAATGGACTGGACTGTTACAGAAACACCCAAAACTCATATAAATAAAAATTATAAATCTAAAATAGAAGATTTTAAAAAAATATTAACTTCTAAAACGTTAGAAGAAGCTAAAAATGTTATAATATCAAATAAATGGAATGGTAATTATTTTGTATCAGATAGTGAAAAAACATATGAAATAGAATGTTTTTTAGGTGAAATAAAATATCAAGAAGTAACATTTGATAAATTTATAAAATATAAAGTTAAAACAAATCATGGTATTTTAATACCTAACGCAGGCCATAAAAAAAATAGTCAATCTGTTGCTAGAGCTTCAACTGAAATAAGAAAACTGCAAGCTGAACAACAATTAATGGGATTTAAAAATTTTTCCGATTTGATTCAAAGAATGGGCCAACAAACATACGATCAAAGAAGTTCATTAAATATGTTTAGAACAGATGATTATGAAAGAACAGTAAGCCAAATGTTATTAAATTTAGATCAAAAAATATTAAATGTAATTATATATGAAGAAAACTCTGATTTTTTTGGTATAGAAAAACAAATACCCGAAAATAGAAATCCTAAAATCAAAATTATTATTAGAAAAAAGGAAGAATTTGAAAAAGATGAATTTTTAAACTTTAAAATGAAAGAAGAAGATTTATTTTTTCAATGGAAAAATTTAAAACATTCAAAAGGTGAAAATTTTTAAAATATTATGTAAGGTTTAAATAAATCAATGTACTTGATCATCCAATTTTCTTTTTCATCAGTATAGTACCAATCAACTATATCTAATCTTAATTGTATTAATACTTTTTGAAATTGAATTTTATAATCAGAACCAGTATCCGATAAAACTATTTTATAAGGAATTTTAAATTTATAAGATTCTACATTTTTTAAATACCAAACTAAATAATTTTCATTATATAGTTTAACTATAGCATATAAAATAGTAATAGGATTTTTCCAACCAGACACAATTATATCAACTTTTTTATATAGATGATCATCGATCATATTTTATTTGTTTGTTTGTGCTTTAAAACCAACTAATCCTCTTACTTTTAATCGTCCTATAGGATTTGTTATAGAACGAGATTTTTTTGCAACCATACCACCGGTTCTAATTGTATTAGAACCGGTATTACCTTCAATTGTAATTACTCCTGTTTGCCATACTCCAACGACTAATCCAATATGTCCGTATACTTCATTTGCAACTTTCCAAATGATATAGTCACCTTCTTGGACATTATATTTTGTTTTAATACCGTTTTTTATTGCATAATTATATAAATAATTAGCGATAGCAGAATTAGGATATGGATTTTTTTGTTTTAATCTTTTAGATGCTTGATTGGAAACATAATATTGAAAAGCACTACACCAAGCATCATGTCTCGATATTCCAACAGATTTTTGATATTCATATATTCTATCTGGATTATTTTCTTCTGTTATTCCAATTTCTTTATTAGCAATATCAATTCTTAATTGTACACTTGAATATAATTCAGGTAATTCATATCGTTGCTGCGAATAACTTGTTGATATTATTAAAAATAAAAATATAAATAAATATTTCATTTTTAAATGTTTTTTTATAAAACTTCTAATTGTAATATGAAAAATGTGCCTGCAACTAATACATGAACACCTAAAAATATTAATCCTGTTATAATCGACGCTCCTAATTGTTCAGATGTATTTACTGTTCCATCATCACCGCTATACATTTTTTTAATAAAATTTACTTTAGTATACGCAAACAATGCTAATCCAGACATACCTACAGCCATACCTTCAAGTACAGTAATAATAAGAAATTTACCAATCAATTCACGTGTAGGTTGAATAAAATAACCTGCAACCAAAATTAAAGCAACCCATACTAAATGCCTTAATAACCAATTTCCAACTATTTTTAATTGTTCTTTCATTTTAATTCCTTAATTTTTAAAAAAATTATTTAGTTTCATTTGTTTTTTCATCTGTATTTGTTTCAATTATGAAAAAATCAACAGCATCTGAAACAAGTCTTGCTTCTTTTAAATTAAAAACACCAGCTTTTTGCGCCAATTGAACAGCTTGTATTAAAACTTCTAATGCAGTTTTTGCATCTTTTATTTCTGACATAAAAAATTCTCCATTTAAATTTAAATACTTTTATTTATTTATGTTTAAAATTCGTTTAATAGCATCAGCGATTTCATTTTCATTTTTTAATTCCATAAATTCATCACCTAAAAAACCATCAGAAGATTCTAAACTAAAGATAAATGAATCATCATATCCAAAAATTTTCTTTGCTTCTACAGAATTTAAAATTGCTACTAATTTTAATGGAGTTCCTTTAATAGATGTATAAACGTAAATTGATGTAGCGTTAGGTTTTCTATCAGTAAAATAATCTAATAACACTCCAGTTTTTTGTCCAGCTAAATTTATAGCAGCATCTGAAATTTTCCAAATCATTTCTAAATCCTTTTGATAATTTGCATATGTTGAATAAATAGATTGTCCAAGTTCAATATTAACAGAAGCAACTTTTATTGCCTCGCCTTCAATTAAATTATCTTCTGACTCTAAAACTTTATCGATATTTCCTTTAGGAACTGGTAATATAACTAACTCAGTTTTATTAATAAATTCTAAAAGAATATAAATATAAGAACCTATTTTTTCTAATAAATAATTTAAATATTCTGTAAAAATTGCTTTACCTTCCGGTGATAATTTATCTTCTTCGTTTTCAAAAAACATATTTTCAATCGAACTAGAAGCTTGATAAGCATCTTCTTTAGAAGCTCCTAAATAAATCATCATTTTATTACAATCATTCAATAAAGTTCCTTCGACTATTTCAAATATATCTACTGAAGATGCTTCAACTATTACCTTTAATTTAGATAACAATTCAGAATTATTTCTAGCTAAAATAGCATTTTGATATATTCTTGTCAAATAAGACAATCTTGCAGAATTAATTTTATAATCCTTGGCATATTTTTTAATTAAATCGTAATCTAACCAAAGAATATCAGAATTTGATGCTTGAATTTCAAATTCATTATTTTTTAAAATAGCACTAACTTTATGAAAACCTGGAATATCAAATATATCATAATTTAATTTTTCTAATAAATTTTGATATTCTTTAAGTTCATCAACATTTTTAACATAATTCATAATTTTTCCAAATTTTTTTTAATATTCTTAATTTATATATTGTTTTTAAATGAAACGAAATTAACTACTTTTTATATCATTTTCAAAAAATTCTTGAAAAGTTTTTATTTCAGTTATTTGCATTTGTATTTTATTTTTGTATTTTATTTATATTTTATTTTTCATCTTCCTTTTTTTTACCCTTTTTTAATTCTTTCATATGTTTTTCAAATTCAGCTAAAGCAGCTTTCATAGCTAAATTTTTTGCTTCAGCTGCCATTTCAGTAGCTTTTAAAGTTAATTTATCACTAGCTGCCGCAGCTGCTAACATTTGTTGTTCTATTGTATCTGCTCTTAATTGAGCATTAGCAACTTGTATTGCAGAACTTGCTGTAAATGTCGCTATACTAGGATTATTTGGATCGTCGTTTGTCATTTTATCAATAACTTTATCAACTTCAGTTTGCATCATAAGTGCTTTATATTGAGCATTATATAATTCTTTTGCTAATCCATTAACAATAGCTTCTTTAGATAATTGCGATTTATCAATTGTTTTTTCACCAGTTTTTTTATCTTTTTCTGGATATATAGTAACTTTATCTTCTTTTGAATCAGAAAAATCAGAACTTGTGTCTATAGTAATTTTACCTTTTTTTGAATTAGAATCTTCAAAAACATTTATAAATTCATTAAAATTTAATATTTTCATTGATAAAAAAATTCTTTATTTATATATCAAAAAAATAGAGGATATTTTTATCCTCTATTTATAATGACTAAAATACAAATCTAGTATTTTAAAAAAATACTTTTATTTCTCTACTTTTTCTTTAGATTTTTTAAAAGTTTTTGCAATTTCTACTGATTTCTTTTTATAATCAGTAATTATTTTTTTTAATTGATTAATCGCACCTCTTGCACGAACACCTGCTGCAGCATTAGATTTTTCTACAAATTTTTCATGTTCAGTTTTAAAAGTTTCAATCAACTCTGTCATTTCATCGTAAAGATTATTAAAATCTTTCATTTTTAACTCCCAAGAATTTTAAATTTAAAAATAGTTTAATAATTTAATATTTTATATATATTGAATTTATTTTTGTTTTTGTTCTTTTTTATTCTTTTTTTGTTCTTTTAGTTTAATTTTTAATTCTTTTTTTTCTTCTATAAGATTTTTTAAAATTAATTCATCAGCGGGTGTTTTTTTGTAATTAATGTAAAATTCAAACATTCCTGATATAGGATTGTTTATAGCAACTAATTTAAAATGATTTGACACTTCATTTATTTCTTTAATTTCAGATTCTGACATATAAGCAACTTGTTGTTTCGAATCTGCATTTTTTGAAATATAAATTTTATAACCTTTTTCTTTTTCTATTTTAAATGCATCGTTTATAATCATAAATTTGCCTCTTTTAGTTTATCTTTTAAAAAATTACTTATTGTTCCTAAAATTTTTAATTCTGATAGCAAACCAAAATTACCTTTAAATCTTATTCGAATATCCGCTAATTGATTATCGTCTAAAAACAATCCAACTTTTATTGACGATGTGTTATCTTTAATTTTATCGACATCTTCAACATTATCATCTAATTCAACATTTAAAAATTTTATATCTAATTTACTTTTATTTATTTTATTTAAAAATTCAAAAATTGTTCTATATTTTATTATATTACCTATTTTTATTTTTTCATTAGTAGTATTATAACTTGTTAACAATATAAAATCAAAATCAAATCCTTTTTTACTAAAATCTTCAGCCGCTATTTTTATTTTAAATATAGCATTATATATTGTTTCTAAAAAAGAAATTTTTATATTTTCATCTTCAAATACTTTAAATAATTTATCATAAAATATATTTTTTTTATTACTTAATGCTTTATTTATTAATATTCTAATTAATGAAACTATATAATAATTACTATCTTTATTAGGTTTTTTAAAAAACTTATTTAATTCATCTTTTTTATTACTAAATTTATCTTCAAATTCTTTTTTATAATCTATAGGAAATATTACTTTTTTACCTTTTTCGGTAAAGAAATATTTAAAATTATTTATTTTATTAGATTCTGGTAATATTGTTTTTAAATAATCTATTATTTCTTTAGTTTCTTGTTCAAAAAACTCCAACATAATATTTTGTAAATCATCTTTAACATCCTTTGTTAATATTTTTGAAAAACTTTGATTTATAGCTGTAGGATCTACTGATAATTCATGAGGTTTTATTTTTAAAGATATACCAAGAAATTTATTTTCAGAATATTCGATAACCAAATCAGATGAATTATAATTTTTTCCGCCTATTTTGTCTAAACCAAACTCTTTTAATCTTGTAGGCCAAATTCTACCCGTTCTCCAAATATTAATAAAATTTTTATTTTTATATTCGTCCTTTAAATATTTTTCGATTGCTTTAGCTGCAGAAAAAGCAGCAATTATCGAAGATTCTTTTTTAAGAAGCTCATCGCTATCACCTTTTTGATATAACATTGTATCGGTTTGAGATTTTAGTAATTCAATAATTTCTTTAATTTCTTTTATTTTAAAAGCATCAAAGTTTTTTTGTTTTACTTCAAATGGAAGTTTATCTGGTATTTTAGATTTTTTATAATATAGTAATATAGCTCCAGTTAAACCCTCTATTACTTCTCCTGCAGAAATCATTTCTTCTTCCAATTTATTGTTATTGTTAGATTTTTCAATTAAAAACTTTTTGAACGAAAGTAACACATTTTTTTTTATTTTATATATTATATTTTAAAATTGTTTAAAAACAAAAGGAAGTATAAATCTTCTTTTAAAAAAAATCTATTTCAAAATCTGAATTTGAAGTAAAATTTAGTAATAATTGTTTCATATCATCTTTTAATTGACCAATAAATAATTTCTTTCTGTATTTACATATAAATATTAAATATTTTTTACGTATTTAAAATTTCCAGGTGTTTCAACTCTTAAATAATTTAGTTCTTCCATTATTTGTCTTTCAGTTTTATTTTCATCAAATCCTTTTTTAATTAAATTAGATTTTGTAAACTTAAATCTATTGAAAACCTCACCATCTTTAAAATAAAAATATCCTTTGTATATTTTATTCATTTTTTGAAAACCTAATTTTTCATATAAAGAACCATTTGATATTAAAATGTCAGAATAAGAAATTATTTTATCAATATTGTATTTTTTTATAAAATTACTTAATAATCTACTTGCTGCACCCGGTATTGAATAATTTTTTAAAATAGCAAAACGATTTATTTCCCAATCAGAATTATTTTTAAACATTACTCTGCCTTTAGAAAATGTCATAACAGCGAAAATTTTATTATTAAGAGTTAATGTTATTGATTTTTGATATTTAGCAAATCCTTGTAAATGATTTTCGTTTAAAAAGTTTTTTATATCTTCATATTTAGGATTAAAATCTACTTCTAGTTTTCTTGCAAATAATCTATTCATTTTAAAATTAAGTTTATTTTTTATCATAGATTTTATTAATTCTGTTTTATTAAATAAATCATTTTGCCAAAAAAACATTAATTCGTAATTTGAAAATTTTTCTTTAATTATTTTAAAATCGTTAAAATTAAGGTAAGGCATAAAAACAAACATATATTGTTTATTTTTATCATATACTGCTAAAATTAATGTAAAATTATCACTAATAACAGAAATAAATTTATTAAAATTATTTTCTAAATCATAAAAAAGTGTATAAATTGATTTTACTTCAAATATAAATTTTTCATTTTTTAAGTATAAATCTGGTCTATATAAATGTTGCTTTTCATTTATTGTATATTCAAAAATAGGACAATTCCATTCAGTTGCTATATTTTCAAAATTTTCATTATTATTTTTTAAATCGTCTAATAATTTATTACCGTAACCTTGATATAAAATTTTATTATTTTTATCCCATTGATAAAATTTTGAATTTTTAGAACTTTTTACCATTTTTTCATAAATTTCTGGTACAGAATATGGATTTTTGTTTCCGTATTTTTCTAACATTGTATTTTCAAATTTTTCTCTAATTTCTGGACATTGAAAAGAATTTCTAACACCATATTTTTTAATCATAGTGTTGGCTAATTTTTCTTTTACTTCTGGATTTTTCATCCAATGGTTATAACCTGTTTTTTCTTTATAGTTATTTTTTCTTTTTTCTATAACTTCAGGAATTTTACTATTATAAGGCGTATCTATACCATATTTTTTAATATTACCTTGTCTAAATTTTTCTTTATATAAATTTCTATATTCATTTTTTTTATCATCACTTAACGAAAGCCACCAATTTTTAGCAATTTTTGATTTGTTTTTATTTAAGCATTTTATTGAACAATATTTTTTAGGTCTTTTTGTTATTTTTATTAATTTACCACACTCTAAACATATTAATGGATTTTTTACATCTAATTTTGCATATAAATATTTTTCATCATAAGATAAATCAATATTGAAATTTTTGCAATGTTCTTCGATATACTCTTGTGCTTCCTTGTTATTTTTTATAAAGTAATAAATTTTAGCATTAATAGATTGTTTACTTGAATTTGAATTTTCTTTATAAAAATTTTCAATGATGGTTTGTAATTTATTCATTATAACCTTATAATTTTATATTTTATATATTATATTAACTCAATGTTTTGCTTTTATGAAAAATATAAATAAAAAAAAACCTCCCATTGGGGAGGTTTATAAGAATTATATTTAACTATCTATTAGAAAATAGTTGTAACATTTCCTGTATGAACATAAAATGTGTAATATTGTGTTTGTGGCCATTGACCAGCCTCTACTAATGCATATCTTGATTTAACAGCAATTTTTGGAGCCATTGTACCTTCTGCGATAGTTTGAATAGATTCAGCCATTAAATAAGGCATAAATTTTAAACCAGGTTCTTGATCCTCACCTTTTCTACCTACCAAAATTCTATTATCAGTATATGTCATATTAGGATCAACATATATTGTCATACCAGCTAAAGTTCCAATTGGATATAAAGAGCCGTTTGATTGATTAATTGTATTTTGCATTGGTGCAAAAGTGAATTGAGCAGAATCTTGTAAAGCAGTTGCTAATTGTAAATTTGTAACTGCAAAATTAGCAGGACCACGTCTACCTCTTTGAGCAATAATATTACCTGCCGCAATTAATTTAGATTGAATCCTACGTTGAATAGTATGCATATTCTCAAAGCTTCCAAAATCAGCGAATGGATTTACAGGAATTCTTTCAGTAAATCCAACTTTATTTAAATAATAAGGAGATTGTAAAGCATTAACTTGTGTATGGTCAACTGTAAAGTTTAATGTTGCACCTTCAACTTTTAAAAATTCTGCATTATTTGTCCAACCTAATGCAAAAGCTCTTGATAAAATATGTTTATTTATAGCTTGACTAATTTCATTAACTAAAGCATTTTCAATCATACTTACAACATCTAAACCAAATTGCTTATTTAAATCTTGAATTTGTTCAGTTGTTACTGTTGCACTTACTTGATAAGTTTCAGCTTCAATAAATTTAGTATAAGCTTGAATATTCATTGGTCTATAGTAAGTAGATTCTCCTGTACCTCTTCCCATTGGAGTCATTGGAGTAGCACCATCAGTAAATGGACCTGTCCAATTATCTTGATCATAAGTACCAGCTCCAGAATAGCCTTGAATATGATCTTCTAACCCTCTTACTAAACCTGCTTTAGCTGTACAAGCAATACTATTTGTAGTTGCTAATGATGCATAAACAATAGGTTTTCCATTATTATCAGTAGTAATTATTGCATCTGTATCAAATATTTCAGAAATTGCAATCGATTCATCAACTGTCCAATTTGAATTATCAGCAGCTGCAGTATATGTATTACCAATTCTAAAAATTGGATAACCAGTAATTCTTGAGTAACCAATAAATAACATTTCAATTACTTTTTTATCAGCATTTGCAGATGTACTAACACCCCAATATTTTGTACCAACTGTGTATTTATTTGAATTAATATTATCTACATCAACTGAAATTACTAAAGGTTGTTCGGTAGTTCCAGGTTTTCCACCGCCATAAACATAATCTAAATATGTTAATACGCCTGTTGGACCTGGCATAGGAATTACAGATACTATATCAAATCCTACAGTTCTTGCAGCAACTTGAATTGCTAAAGGTAATAATGAAGGGAATTTATCACCAGAACCAGTTGTGCCAGTATAAAATGACGCAGGACCACCAGGAGCGGCACCAGGTCTTACAGCACCCATACCTGGAACATTACCTAAAGTTGCTGCCGTTCCATAAGCAAAAGATTCATTTAATGTATTAGAGTTATCATACATAGCATGATTATGACAATATTCAGCCAACCATTGTTCTTTACCAGAGTTTACAAGACCAAAGGTATTTTTTAATTTTTCAGCGGGTATTTGCTGTTCTAACAGTCCATACCATTCACTTAAAACATTCTCATTTAAATAATTTTTCATATTTTTAATATTTTTTATTTTCTACGATAATCTTTTTAAACCTAAAGCCAATTGATTCATATAAGAACTTCCATAAGTACTTTTTACTTTTTCGGAATATTCAACTGTTTCGTTTAGCTTTACAAATTCAACAGCTTCATTTAATTTAGGACGAGTTTCCCAAAATGCTTTAATTTGATATGGCGTTGATAAATTATAATATGTTGCTTGAGCAAAAATTCTATTTTTAGAATTTTCATCTAATTTTTCCCAAATAGATTTATAATTTTCAGGCATCATTGAAACTAAATATTCTTTTTGTTTTGATTCGTCTATCGGATTTAGAGTTTCGTTCCAAATTGAAATAAAATCTGCTTCATTCATAGGTTTTGATTTAATAACTTCTTCAATAATTTTTGTTTTTTGATTATTTGGAAGTAATAAAAATTCTCTTTGTTTTGATTCGTTTAAAAGCTTAAAATAAGGAAAGTTAGCTTTTGATACTACATCTTCTGTCTTTTGTTTTTTGACAGATTCGATTAGAGAATCTATTTTTGAAATTAAATTTTCAGAATTGTTAAAGTTTTCATTTAAAGATACATTTAAATTATTTGATTGTGATTCTATAACTTTATTAGTAGAAATATTAGATTCGTTAATTCCATCTTTAATATATTCTACATATTCAATTACATTATTCATATTTTCAGTCAAATAATTATTATGTTCATAAATATTATTTACATTTTCAGTTAAATAATCAGTAAATTTAATAAGATTATTAATGTTTTCAACCAAATAATTATTATGTTTTATTAAATTATTAACATAATTAGATTGATATTCTGTATAATCAGTCAAATTATTTACATTTTCATTAACATGATTTAAATAACCTTCTACATTACTTACATTTTCATGAACATGATCTAAATAACCTTCTACATTACTTACATTTTCACGAACATGATCTAAATAACCTTCTACGTTATTCTTATCTTTATTATAAGATTCGACATTTGAATCGTTATAATCTATAAATTTTTTATAATTACTTGAGAATTCGGATAAATAATGATTAATGTTATCTAAGTTTTCTTTAATATCTTTATTAATAGTATAAGGTGTTTCTTTATTATTATTAATTTTTTCCATTAATGACTCATATTGCTCTTTAATATGAGTAGTATATTTTTCCATCATCTCGGTTGTCACAAGATTTGTATTATTCATATTTTTTATATTTTTTTCTTCATTGTCACTATAAAAATCAAATTTATTTTCATACAAATTAGAAACATCATAAATAGCAATATTTTCGTCATCATTACTAAGTCCAAAACTTTCATTAATTTTATTTAATTGAGCATTTGAAAATCCAGGTTCAGCTACTAAATCATAAGCAAATATTTTTTTAATTTCTACTGTATTATTTTCCTTTACGATACCAGCCGCTCTTGAAGATATTGATAATTGAAATCCTGCATCAACCAAAGCCATTGCATTTTTACCAGCTTCAGTATTAACAAGTCTAATTTTACCTCTAATTTGACGATTTTCTTTATCATATTCTAAACTTTCTACGGCATGGGAAACGTTTTTTAATGATATATCAAATTCTTTTGGATGATCTAATTCACCAAATAACATTCGTTTCTTAATTTTATCTTGTAAATAATCTAAATGAGGAAGATATTCTTTTTCTTCGTAGATTCTTTTATTATTATTAAGAACTCCAAATTGCGCAAATATACCTTCTAAAACATATCCACCAGAATCTTTATCTTTAACTTCTAAAGTAGAACCTGTTTTTTCAAGGATCATTACTAATTTTTCACTGTCTTTCATTTATTATATTTTTATGTTTTTCGTTATAAATTATATATTAAATTTTTTTGCTCAATTTGAACAAAATTACCAAAAACCTCTATGGGTTCTAAACTTTTCCAATAAATTTTATTTTTATTTAAAATAATATCATTTTTTTTAGCAA